CTGGGGCGGCTGGGGCGGCTGAGGCGGCGGCTCGGGTGGCTGGGGCGGCTGATTCGGCGGCTGGGGCGGCTGAGGCGGCTGAGGCGGCGGCTGGGGCGGCTCGGGCGGCTTGGGCGGCTGGGGCGGCTCGGGCGGCTTGGGCGGCTGGTTCGGCTTGGGCGGCTGGGGCGGCTCGGGTGGCTCGGGCAACGGCGAGAACAAAGAGCCTCGAGCGCTGCGCCGCGTTGGTTCGCGGGCGCATAACGGCCAGCATGGTGTCTGCCGCGCTCAAAAAGGCCAAATGAACCGCGTCCCCGCCCTTGACGATCCCGACGGCGAGTTGGTTAAGCTCACCAAGCACCTGCGCAACCTTGAGCGCAAACGGGAGGCGGATCATGGCCGCGCCGATTGTAATCCCAAAACATAAGAAGGCAAAATGACATTCTCATCACAACTCATCAAGCTCCATGCTTGCGCCGAGGCTTTCCTTTGGGCTAAGGGCAAGACGCTCAAGCGGGCGTGGGTTACCTGCCCGCGCGGCGATTGGATGCTCTGGCTGGCGGGCAACGCCGGGATTGACCGCAAGCTCCTCGTGCTGGCCGCTTGTGATTGCGCCAGAACCGCCCTAAAGTATGTGAAACAGGGCGAAACGCGACCGCTCGCGGCGATTGAAACCGCCGAGCGCTGGGCTTCAGGTGATCCGACCGTCACGCTTGCAATGGTTGAAGATGCGGCTGGGGCGGCGGCTTGGGCGGCTTGGGCGGCTTGGGCGGCTTGGGCGGCTGATACGGCGGCTGGGGCGGCTGAGGCGGCGGCTCGGGTGGCTGGGGCGGCTGATTCGGCGGCTGGGGCGGCTGAGGCGGCTGAGGCGGCGGCTGGGGCGGCTCGGGCGGCTTGGGCGGCTGGGGCGGCTCGGGCGGCTTGGGCGGCTGGTTCGGCTTGGGCGGCTGGGGCGGCTCGGGTGGCTCGGGCAACGGCGAGAACAAAGAGCCTCGAGCGCTGCGCCGCGTTGGTTCGCGGGCGCATAACGGCCAGCATGGTGTCTGCCGCGCTCAAAAAGGCCAAATGAACCGCGTCCCCGCCCTTGACGATCCCGACGGCGAGTTGGTTAAGCTCACCAAGCACCTGCGCAACCTTGAGCGCAAACGGGAGGCGGATCATGGCCGCGCCGATTGTAATCCCAAAACATAAGAAGGCAAAATGACATTCTCATCACAACTCATCAAGCTCCATGCTTGCGCCGAGGCTTTCCTTTGGGCTAAGGGCAAGACGCTCAAGCGGGCGTGGGTTACCTGCCCGCGCGGCGATTGGATGCTCTGGCTGGCGGTCAAAACCGGGATTGACCCCAAGCTCCGCGTGCTGGCCGCTTGTGATTGCGCCAGAACCGCCCTAAAGTATGTGAAACAGGGCGAGCTCCGACCACTCGCGGCCATTGAAACCGCCGAGCGCTGGGCTTCAGGCGATCCCGCCGTCACGCTTGCAATGGTTGAAGATGCGGCTTGGGCGGCTTGGGCGGTGGCTGATGCGGCGGCTCGGGCGGCTCGGGCGGCTTGGGCGGCGGCTGATGCGGGTGGGGCGGCTGAGGCGGCTTTTGCGGCTGGGGCGGCGGCTGATGCGGCGGCTGGGGCGGCGGCTGATGCGGCTTGGGCGGATTGGGCGGTGGCTGATGCGGCGGCTCGGGCGGCTCGGGCGGCGGCTGATGCGGCTGGGGCAACGGCGAGAACAAAGAGCCTCAAGAGCTGCGCCGAGTTGGTTCGCGGGCGCATAACGGCCAGCATGGTGTCTGCCGCGCTCAAAAAGGCCAAATGAACCGCGTCCCCGCCCTTGACGATCCCGACGGCGAGTTGGTTAATCTCACCAAGCACCTGCGCAACCTTGAGCACATTCGTGGGAACAGTATTCAGCGGATTGGCCTACTCTGCGAGCCAACATACAAGAGCGTCTATCCGCCAAAGGGCATTGCCCTCATGGTGGAACAGCGGAACACATTCCCCGTCAAGACCCCCGGCTATGACCGGGGCGAAATCTTAAACTGAGGAACACAGTGAACTACCACGTCAAATATACAACCGTTGGCAGGAGGGGCGGCGGCAGAACTCAGCACATCATCTTTTGCACGGGCAAAGATGAGGCCAATCGCGCACTATACAGGCTCTACCATCGGAAACTTGAGGGGGAGGCGTTGGGTGACAACGAGAGACTCTGCGGGCAAGTGTATCGTGTGCTTGTCAATCGCATTCACAAATGGCACATTGAAACGGTGGGCGCATAACCCGCCCTGCTGGACGGACTCCTCAAGGAGTGCGAGGCAGGAAAGTAGGAAATCTTTCGCACCGGTGAAAATAATCGGCGGGGAGCTTGACTTTGGACGAAGGCCGATATGAATTGACATTCAAGCACACAGAGGACGGCATTTTTGATTTTGGCCTTCGGGCCAACTAACCGCCCTCGCCGCCGTCCCTGTGTGCAAATAGGAACTCGTCTGAGGGCGGTTTGATTTTAAGGATGGACAAGTGAAAAACAAAACTCAACCGGGTCGCAACAACGACTTTGCCGTGCGCCTCGCCCGTGCGAATCAGGGGCGGCGCTTCGCCTTGAATCGCGGCAATTTTAAATTGGCAAGCGATTATCTGGCTGAACTTTATCGCCTCAGCTGTGAGGTTGAGGTGGGACTCGATAACCGCTTCGTCACAGATTCAAAAGAATCTTCCAGGGGCGGGGAGCTCACCAAGATTGCAGGAGAAGAGGTGGAGAAGTCCCACGAGCCGCTGACTGCTGAAGAGGCAAGGAGGACGGTAGGATGATGACTGAAATCCGTGACAAGCTCCTCGTGCTGGCCGCCTGTGATTGCGCCAGAACCGCCCTAAAGTATGTGAAACAGGGCGAAACGCGACCGCTCGCGGCCATTGAAACCGCCGAGCGCTGGGCTTCAGGTGATCCGACCGTCACGCTTGCAATGGTTGAAAGTGCGGCTGATGCGGCGGCTGATGCGGCGGCTGGGGCGGCTTGGGCGGCTGAGGCGGCGGCTGATGCGGCTGGGGCGGCTTGGGCGGCGGCTGATGCGGCGGCTCTGGCGGCTCGGGCGGCTCGGGCGGCTGATGCGGCGGCTCGGGCGGCTGATGCGGCGGCTCAGGCGGCTCGGGCGGCTTGGGCGGCGGCTGATGCGGCGGCTGATGCGGCTGGGGCAACGGCGAGAACAAAGAGCCTCAACTAAACGCCCCGCTCGGTCTCCGCGAAGATAACGAACAGGGCGTAGTTGCCCGAAGGCAAAGGGGTCTGTTCGCGGAGACAGTAGAATATAGGATATTTTCAAGGGAATGTCAAGGTTTTTATTTAGATTTTGTCCCACCAATAGCCCTTTCGCGCCGGTTCAGTTCGCCAGCACTTCGGAATCCAGAGCCATTCGAGCTTCATAGCTTTCAGGTTTTCATTGAGCCGCTCCGCCGTCGTTGGCAGTATGCGCTCAGCTTTGCGCTCGCGCCCTTCATCGTCAATCAGGACGAATGAAACGCGGTAGCGGTCAATATCAGAACGGTAGGTCATCACCTTGTTCCTTAATTTGTGGTGACGATGTAAGCTCAACGTTCCCGCCCGCCCACTTTGCGAACGGTGTTCCGAATCGTCCTGTGCCACGATTGTATGGCACTTGCTCAACCCGTCCAATTGAGCCGTCGCGGTTCTTTCGCACCAGTATATCTGTTCCCTGCTTACTACCTTCAGGGTCGTATATCCAAGGGGCGTAGAGCATCAGAACGACACTGGCGTCCTGTTCAAGTGAGCCAGTATCACGGAGATCAGCAAGTAGCGGTTCGCGGCTATGTTCCCGCTTTTCGACTTCGCGGTTCAGTTGGGCGGCGGCAACGAGAGGCACATCCATGCTTCGCGCAATCTGCTTCAACCCCCATGATATTGCCGACACCTCGCGCTCACGGTTCCCGTCAACATGGGGGGTAATCAACTGCACATAGTCCACCAGCACCAGCGACAACGGGGAGCGGCGGTGTTCGGCAATGGCAATAGATCGCATTTGAGGAACCGTAATCCCACTTTCGTCGTGAATCACAATCGGCAGATTGCGTAGCCGGTCAACAGTTTTCACAACGGCCTCAAACTCAATTTCCGACAGCCCCTTTGCCGTTCTAAGGCGGTCTCTGAATATCCCTGTCAACAGCGATACGAGACGGCGGATGATGGCGCGGCGGGGCATTTCGACGCTGAATAACAGAACCCGCTCGGCTCGCATTGCCGCCGAGAGCAGGATATTGACAAGTAAATCCGACTTCCCTACGCTTGGCCGGGCAGCCACCAGTATCAAATCGCCCCGCTCCAACCCCCCAATCGTTCCATCCAGATCGCCTACATCGGTCAAGAGTCCGGGCTTGGCCCTGCCGTCCCGCCGTTCGGCGATAGTCAAGAGCGTCTCGTCCAAAGCGTCACCAAAGCGCACCACCTTACCCGCAGTCAACTTGACGCGAATATCATCAAGATCATTGATCGCCCGCTGCACCAAATCCTCACTCTCGTGCGCGTCATAGGCTTCGCCCGCAATGTTCGACGCGCTGGTAATCAGCCGCCGCAACACAGATTGTTGCAGAACCCGCCCTGCATAGTGTTCTACATTCGCTGACGTTGCCACTTCGTTGGATAGCCCCATGAGGTAGCCGTCTCCGCCTGCGGCCTCAAGTTCGCTCGCGGCGCGTAACTCGTCGCTAACCGTCAAAATATCTACCGGCTGGCCGCGCCCTTCAAGCCGTTCCATTGCCGCGAACACCAGCCGGTGGCGGTTGTCGTAGAAACTCTCCGACTTGACAACGTTGACGATCCGCCCGGCCCCTGCCGAATCCACCAAGCAGGCACACAGTAACCCCCGCTCCATTTCCAGATTGTGCGGCGGGGTTCGACCGCCACGACCCTTCACCTTCATATCAACTTTGGCATGAGGGGAGTCTTACTGACGAAGCCCGGATTGCGCTCCTTCCACCCATTCTCAAAGGTCACGCAAGCCTGCTTCCAATTCCTCAGCGGCGACTTCCCCACGACCCAGCCCTTTGATGCGTAGTGAGCCACGAACCCAACAGGATCAAAATGATACCCCCTCTCCCTGACATATTCCTTGACCTCTTGCGTGAAGGCAACTATCTCCTCGTCGGTATTTGGATGTTTCCACTCACTCCCCCGCTTGCGGGGGGTAGGGGGGGTGGAGTCAGGGGTAGAAGGTAACGGGTCAGGATGTATCGTGTCAAGGGTCTCTGTTGGTTTGTGTTGGAGTGAGTTGGGTTGTGTTGCTCTGTGTTGCTCTGTGTTGCAATCAACCTTAGTCCTTGATTTTTCAGCACGATTTGTTGACGGCTCTTGGTATCTGTGCCAGTTATTTACCGTTAAATCCTCGCCTTCGATGGAAATCGCTCCGTCTTTTTGGGCTGCGGCCAGCATTTTTTGGAGTGGTTCGGGCGAGTCATATCCCCACGCTTTCGCCCAAACCGCGACCGACCGGAGCTTCACCTTCCCCTGCCGCGAGGAGAGTTTTTTGACATGGCGGAGCAGGTCAACCCATGCGAACTGGGAGAGCTTTGGAAGGAACGCGATCCACTCTGACTCGTCGAAGTCCACGTCAAGCCGGAGCCACATTATCGCGTCTCCGCACCTTGGCACTCCAAAACAGCAAACCCCTCCCAGACGAGCGACAAGTTCTTTGCGAGGCTCATTTCCACCACTCCTTGATAGTCTTCATCCGGCCTTTGACTGGTGTTGAGTAATGCCACCCCCCGCGTTTCCGGACGGCGAGAATCCAGAGGTATTCAGGATACTCGAATGCCGCCTGCTTCAGCCGGGGCAGGGAGTCGCGGGAGCCGGACAGCCCCAAACTGCCCCGGTCAGCTTTCGTCTCGATGTAGGCCGTCCTGCCGCCGTTCAGTCTCGCCGCGAAGTCGGGCGAGTATTTGATCCCCGCCGCGAGGGTAAAGGTCTTGGGCTGGTAGAAACATCTATCCAGCCGCCCCGCCGCCGCGAAGAGGGTGAGCAACTCGTGGAATCGCGCCTCCACGCCGGTCATTTTTGGGAGTCCCCTGAACTCCGCCGCCGTCATTCTCACGCCTTCTCCTCCGGTTCGCCCTTCTTCCACACGCCGTTTTCCCGGCCAGCGTCGCGCCAGTCGCAGCGCCGGGTCACTTTGCGCCGCGCAGATATGCCGTCACCCGTGCCTGCCGCTTCGCCCCAGCGTTCATGCGCGTCAGCAGGGAGTCGGATATATTCAGCCGTCGCGCCAGCGCGTCGTTCGTCGCCCATGCGTCGCGCAGTGCGACGGCGAGGGAATCGCGCTCGGTCGTCAGGCGCGCAACGTCAGACTGACTGCAGCAGCCGGCGAGCAGAAGGGCGAGGAGTAGGGGCTTCATTCGTCCATCAACAAGTAGATGGCCAACCAAACGGCACCCAATATCGCCACCACCAACACGAAGACTGCGAGCGTGAGCCAAGGCCCAATTAGCCAACATCCAACCGCAACCTTCACGCTTTCCACTCAATTTCAGGATTATTCAGGTGGAACTCTTCAACCGCCCACTCGCGGAACGTCTCCAGCTTGTCGGTTGTATCGGTGGGGAATTGAAGGCCGGGTTCGTTTAGGACGATTAACTCCAGCAATGCCCCTCGGCCAAGCGCGAGAGCGGTAAAGACCGCGCTATGTAGAATCTTGAGTGCGTTGCGAACATCTTCGGATTCATTCGCCCGTCGGAGTGTGTGAAAATAGTGCGAGAGATAACCGACGGCCAACGCCGCTTGCTCCGCATCGGCCAGATATTTCAGGCGATCAGCGGCGAGCAACTTGATAGTCTTGTTCACGCATCCTCCTTCACTATGGCTCCGGAGTGCGACCATTCCACCTCGATATAGGTGCGCTTCATTTCGCCGCCCTGATGAACAGTAGTAGGCGTTTCACTCTGCGCCTCCAAGTGCTTCAAGCGTCACTGATAGTTGACGGCGGAGTTTGGTCATCTGCACCGGCGTTAGGGTGCGGCCAAAGTAGGGTTTGAGTGCGTGGCAGATGTGCCACTGTGTGTTGCAGGGAATATGGTCGTCGTCCTCTCCCGCCAGCATAACCCCCAACTCCGCGCCCGCCTCAATCGCATGTAACTGCGCCAGCAGGATTTTGTAGATGGATGACTTCATTTCGCCGCCCTTTCAACTGCCCGACCGAGCGCGATAATGTGCTTGAACGAGTCCAACGCCCAATGAATGACCTTCGCCGTGATTTTCGGTTTAGTCATGCTTCTCTCCTTTTGGCCACTCTTGCACTTGTAATTTCGGCGGGAATTCTGCTATGTCCTCGCAAATCAGCCCACCGATTTGGATTTGTTTTACAAAACAGGGCACTCCCGCCGCCCGGCACTGTTCGACCACCGACTCGATCCACTGCTGCCTGCATTCCCGTCCAGCCACTTGACCGCGACTCTCCGCCCCGACAACGACCCAGCTCAGCCCCTCCATCTGCAAATTCACCTCCCCCAGCATCGGCTCCAGCGACACCCACCTCACCGCCGCCGGCACGTCCAGCAAATGCGGTATCCGCTCGTCCGCCGTCGCCTGATCCTCGACCGAGGTTCCCGCCCATACGTTCAGCAGCGGCCACGCCGCCCCCATCACCCCATCGGTGAAGCGATACCCATAGTGCCGCCTACCGACCTCTTCCATCGTGATGCGAAAGTCTGGATGTCCCAACACCTCCCCCATCCGTTCTGGCCGCTTCGTCAAGACCTGGAAGCGGTGACTTCGCAACCAGCCCGGCCCCTCCTCGTCTCCCTTGCCAACATGAACCGTCGTCCAGTCCTGGCAGGCCGCCATCGTAATCCACACCCTGACGATATATTCAAGCGGCACGTCTGGGTGGAACAGATCGGACATCGAGCAGACGAACACCATCCTCGGTTTGCGCCAGTGGAGCGGTTCGTCGAGATATTCTGGCAGCAACCGAACCGTTCCGTTAAACGCGTAGTTGCCCCGCTTCGTTTTGTCCGATAGTCCGGCGTATTGGGGCAGATGCTTGAGCCGTGTGGCCGACAGCCGAGCAGCGTAACAGTTGTCACAGCCGGCAGAAACCCTCGTACAGCCGACGATTGGATTCCATGTAGCATCAGTCCAGCCAATACGGGTGTTGGTGTTACTCATACATGCTCCTGTGAGATCCAGTAGCGATGCGGCAGGTTTTTCGGCCCATCGTTCCTGTGAGGCGCGACGCGAACGATTCTGCCGTCTGCCAGCAATTTCGCAAGGTGGTGGCGGACGTTGCGCGCGAAGTAGATGCAATACTGGTCTGCTGTCATCCCTGGAAGCGACCGGATTGCCGCGAGTAACTGGTCTGTGGTCACTTGGCCTTCTTCGGGAATATCGTCCTGCCGTCCCATGTGCAGCCCTTGCAGAGGTAGGGATGGACTCGGAGCGCGAGGTCGGCCATCCGCTTGGCTCTCTCGGCCCTCAGCTTGACTCTCTCGGCCCACAGCTTGACTCTCTCGGCCCACAGCTTGTGGGGCGCGGCCCACAGCTTGGCTATCTTAGCCCCCAGCTTGACTATCTTATTGTATGTGGCGAGTTCCTCTTTACCCCGCAAGTTTTTCTTGCGAATAGGTCGGAAGAGCCTCAGTCTGAGGGCAATCTGCTCAGGCGATTCATCCTTGGCCTTCTGGATCAAGATGTAGGTGATACGATTTTTAGCGGGTTCGTCAAGCATCTCGATTAAGATCTGATGGTGGCAGTGGAGTGTCAATCCACCCACACTGAAACCCTTGAACGCCTTGCGACAGGCGGCGGCTTCGGCTTCGATGGAGTTCAGTTTCATTTTGTCTCCAAATTTGGTGGTCATGCCTGCTCCTTCAGGGCGACGCGGAGTTCGGCGGCAACCGCTTCTTGGAGGTGGGCAGGGGGGTTCAGCCTGTTGGGTTTGACCTCAACCCATATCAACACAAGCTCCGCCGTCTCCCTGCTAATCACGACCCCCTCAACGGCGGTCGAAAGGAGGTCGGAGAGTTCCTCTGCAAATGCGGCGCAGTCTTCCGATGTGATGTTCACTTGAACGCGCTCCACGAGTGCCTCAAGCGAGGCGACGTTGATGTATTTTGTCATGATAGTTCCTCTTGTCTCCAAATTTGGTGGTCATGCCTGCTCCTTCAGGGCGACGCGGAGTTCGGCGGTCATCCTCTCTGGCGCGGTCAAATCAGCCTCTCCTGTGCCAATCGTTTCTCGGCCATCTTGACGTAATCCGGGTTATTTATATCGCGCCTTGTAGAACGCAATTTGTTCCTCTGTTAATGGCTTAATGCCCCAGCGCCCATGAAAAACTGGGTGGTCGGTGCGGGGAAGTGCGATCAGGTTTTCGATACGGTCATCGAGTTGATTCCCGTTCAAATGGTGAACAACATCCCCAGCCCTTAGCGAGCCATAATGTTGCTCCCAAAGGTATTTTGCGAACATTGTCCATCCGCCTTGCTCGGAGATTTTTATGAACCGGCGGGGCTTTTTATCTCTGCGGCGGTATCGAACCGTTGTTGTGCCAACGGACAATTTCCTTTCATTGGCGCGTCCCTTTTTGAACTCGCTCTGCGGGGATAGGTGTAGTCCCTTGACCCCTTTGTTCCACGTCTCGTGTCCGGGCGCGAATGCTGTTTGATTTGGGGCGTTGCCTTTGGCAAATTGGTTGCCAAGTAGATATGAATTGTCTCTTTTCATTGTTCCGTCTCCGTTGATGGTTGCTATAATATACGACGGATATGGGACAATGTTAGGGCTAAGCGAGCCGATTTGATTCCGGCTCTAATCTTTTCCTGCCAAGTTCGCAGTATTCTGGGTTCAACTCACAACAAATATATCGCCGCCCAAGCCTCAATGCCACCAACGCAGTTGTCATGCTGCCACCAAACGGGTCAAGCACAACCGCCGGAACGACAGCGGCGTTGCATTTGCAGGCCGGTTTCCAGCCGGTAGTTTTGAACTCGGCGTCATTAAAACCACCATGCCTTCTTCCCTTGCCATCATTCCGTCCTGAATCAAGATTGTAGCCCGGCCCCTGCCCATTGGTTGAGGTTTTGTGTTCGACGACTCTCTTCCATTGCGCTCCGCATTCGGCGCATACGCCATACTCGCTCGTCCCGGCCTTGATGCAGGGTTCGACGAGGCGGGTGGGAAATGTGGCAAAATGCGCTCCCTTGAAGGCTTCGGTGGGAATAGTCCAAATATTCCGCCCTGTATTTGTGTTGACGGGTTCAAAATACTGAACTAAATCCGGTGGAATATCTTTGTTTTTTAGTAGAATCATTTTGAATGCCTCCAGACATTGCTTATATTGTGGTATGAAGCATGAACGCAATGACTATCGCGGCGCAAGTTGGGCCGCTCAAAGGGCGAAAGCTCTTGACCGCGACCAGCGGCTGTGTCAACATTGTGGCAGCACCGAGCGGCTTCACGTCCATCACAAAATCCCTTATCGGTTGTTCGACGATCACCGCCTTGCCAATAATCTGCGTAACCTGATAACACTTTGCCACCCCTGCCACCATAGGGCCGAGTGGAAGTATTGGAAGTCCCAATCCCAGCTTTCAATGTTTCTACTTGCAAGGGTTCAGCCCTTCAGTCGTTGCTGCAGGTGTGGGGCAGAGTTCCGTCCCGGCTCGCCGGTTCAACAGACCTGCAATCTGTGTTGTCAAATCACGTGCCTTGAATGTGGTAAAAGGTTCCTGAATAAGCGCAGCGACCGTATTCCGAAATACTGCTCTAAGGCTTGCCGAAACACCCATATTCATACCGATTGGGCCACGTGCGGGTGTGGGAATCGTAAGCACTTTAATGCTCGTCGCTGCCGGGATTGTGATACCAAATGGTATGACGAGAATCCTAATGCGCCCCGTCGCGGCAGAAAGCATCAAAATAGCCCCCGCCGTAATAATTCATTAACCACATAAGCCCTCTCGTCGTGAGTCAAATCCGCCCGTAATCGGGCTAAAGATTCGGGCGCAGTCCAGACGTTGCGGATGTTGCGGCCTGAATTCCCGCTCCCAACATGAAGCGTCGTTGCATCTGTGTTTTTGCCAACGGCCTGAAGGTATGGGTGTGACTTGGCTCTACTCGCACCCATTCTGTCATCTGCATATTGCTCTTGGACTGAAACAGCATCAAAGAAATATCTCGCCTTCTTTGTCAGCAGATACACCAGTTCGTAGCTACTCGTTGGCCGGTCGGTGACGCTTTCGGGCATGGGATTCGGTTTCGCCCAGATGATTTGACTGCGGATATACCAGCCGGGTTGGGTGATTTTAACCAGCCGGACGGCGAGGCAATCGGGGCAAATGTAATGCCTCACGTTACGACGGTCGCGCACCACACCCCACTGTGACTGATGAAATTCACACAGACAGGTTAGACAAGAGAAAAATGGCTGCTGAGCGGCCAAGGCGACGCGGGCCGGGATCATGCAGAGATTCTTATCGGCCAGCCCCGCGTCTTTTTCCGGCGCACCGCCCCGCCAGACATCCTTCATTTTATTCATTCGTTGTGGGGAATTATCCGTCCATCTCTGGGCCGAGTATGTATCCCCCAAGTTCCACCAGCAAGTCCCATCGTCTCTCAACACTCTCCAGACCGCCCGCAGCACCTCAACCGAATGCTGGACATAAGCGGCGAGCGTCGGCTCAGAGCCGAATGAACAGGTTGAACCATCAGGCCAGACACGGCCAGCAATCTTGTAATTCCTCAAGCCCCAATACGGCGGGGAGCTAACGACGCTGTGAACGGACCGCTCAGGCATGGCCGCCATCAGTTCAAGGCAATCCCCCGTCAGGATTTGGTTCAAGGGCAGAGTCAATTCAGCCCCGCACCCTTTTCCGCCTGCCGCCTGACCGCCGCCCGGATGGTCGCTTTCGCGGGGAGCACATGACAGCTCGCGCCCAGCGTCAGCTTCGTCACCAGCACGCTGTCCTTCATTTCGGCCCAAGCCACGGCCAGCGCTTCCCGGCGCAGGGCGGCGTTGCGGAGACGGCTGATCACACGCACGTCGTCCCCTTCCGGGTCGTCGCAGGCGACGAGGCGGCTCACTTGCGGCTCCTGCCCGGCAGCGGCCATTGGGCGTTATGGTCGCTGGTGGCCTTCGCAATGAATGCCTGTTCGGGCGGGAGCAGGCGCCGACTCTTCCGCGCATTCTCCCACGCGGAATCGCTGTCCTTGCGGGTGGTTGTTCTGAGGATGTTGCGGAGACAGCCATGCGCAAACTCCGAGAGCTGCGAGCGGTCGGTAATCGGCGGCTCTTCCGCTGGGAAGCCTGTCATCAAATCGTCCTCGTCCCCGCCGATGGGCGGGTCGGGGGTCACGACAGCGCTGGGGGTGAAACCGGCGGCGGCATCAGCCTTCGCCCGGCTTTCGTCAAGCGCAGCGAACCACTCGCGGCGGGCGGTGATCGCCGCCTTCACCTCGTCTCGATATTCAGCGGCGATGGACTTGAGGTTGAACATGGCATCGGCTTGATCCCGTGACCAGCCCCCAATTTCAGACAGCAGGTTGTCAACGGTCTCGCGGGGGCTGACTTGGGCGTCGGTCTGCGGCGGCGGAGCTTTGCCAGTGCTGGACGATTCAACCCGCCCTTTGGGATTGCGTTTCCACCATGCTTCACACCAGTCCTTTTTCCACGCCTGAAGGCCAACGCCGAACTTCTTGGCACAGCGACGGAAGGCTTGGGTCTCTGCCGCTTCAGCCGCGTCGGAGTAGGTCTGTGAGGCGTTGTTGGCGTAGTATGTGCCATCTCCGATTGCGTCCGCCACCATGCAGCCGTCAATCAAAAGGGAGCAATCCGCATAGACGCGAGTGCTTTTGCCGTTATCAATCTCCTCCGCCCAATGTGGCCGCGTCCTGATTATAGCCCAACGCCCCATGCCGAATACCTGAATGAAACGGTCGCGCAGGAAGGCGTGTTCAATGTAGATGTGGCTGTCCTTGCCCGCCGCGCCCTTTTTGAAGGCGTCATCAGGGAAGTCCTCCATGAGGGCCGCGCCCTGTTCAGGCGTGATTTTCAAGGTTGATGCCCTGCTCATAGCCGCGTCCATTACGCTTGATACGGCGTTCACCCGCGCCTGAGCATGAGTCAGTTGTTGCGGCTCTTCGTGAAGCGCAGCCCCGACCGCTCTGATGGCCGGGAGATTGGCAATTTCGCCCGTCTGCTCATTCACGGGAACGCCGTCAATTTCGATTGTCATTCTGTTGTCCTTATCATTATTCCGTTGATTTTCCTCCCGTGCGCGGTGCAGTTCAGGCACTTGTAGAAGCCGTCATCGTCCCATAGCCAGTCGTGGACATGGGGCGGCTCATTTCCCCGCTCCTCCGTTGGTTGTGGTTCATTCTCTTCGCGCTCACGCGCCTCAATCGCCTCTAAGCATTGCTCGTCTGTCATTCCACGTCCTCCACTTTCGCCTCGTCACAACGGGAACAGACAGTAATCCAGAGGTGGGTGTTCATATGCTACACCCTCCGCAGTAGCCCCTTGTCGAATACCATAGGGAACCACAGTTGGGGCATTTGCCGACGGGTTGTGGCTCAGGTTCATGCTCCTCTATCGGCTCGGCTTCTGAGGGCGGCGTGAAGCGCATCACTGTAAGCCGTGTCTGAAGTCGACAGGAGGGTGGGTTGTTTGCCCTCTTGAGCCAAGCGCGGAAGGTTATCAATGTATCTCTTGAGCGCCTCTTCCAGCACAGCCCTCTCGATGGAAACGAGGTCAGTCACCTTTGTCCTCCGTTGGTTGTGGTTCATTCTCTTCGCGCTCACGCGCCTCAATCGCCTCTAAGCGTCGTTCAGGGTCGGTCATTCTATTCCTTTCTGCGCGTCTGCGCGGGGGGTAAAGGTTAGCCAATCTATCTCGTCATTTAGAACTTCGCGCTCAAATGCAACGAGTTTAGGCAGTAGCCATATAGGTAGATTGTCCGCCTGTGAATCGCGCTTAAACTGGATATTATCTGACCAACCCTCCCCATAGATGTAAGAACAAAATGCCTGCCCCAAATCGTGAACATGGGTGCGACTGGAGAATTTGAGCGAACCCTTAGCGGCGTGAATCCTGTCAATCATGGCATTTATCTGAAAAGCCACTGGATCACTAATCATTCCCCGTCCTCCGGTCGAACCTCGTCGCAGTGGCAACAGACAGTAATCCATTTGAGCCATGACCTGCTGGGGATGAGCGGCAGGCGAATCCAGTAGTGCCTGCACGTCGCGGGATCACCTGCTAACGTGAAGCTCCGTCTATCCTCGAACAGGTCGGGGTAGAGTTCTGAGGCCGTAAGGTGGGGAAAGGTCTCGCGCAGGGCGGCGGTCATGTTCTGTTCTCCAGCTTGCTGGCCTCAGCGATGATGAGCTTCGCCGCTTCGGGCGTTGGGATGCCCCCACCTTGAATACATGGGATGTCTGGGAAGTCGTTTCTAATGTTCAAGTCCAGCCATACACCTTGTATCTTTATCCACACAAAAGGACCGGAGGAAGCGGCTTTGATGTTTCCCATGTAGTCCATTCGCGGCCTCAGATTGACGAGCCACTCCGGGCGGTCGGGTGCGGCTTCGGTGACGGGCGCGCCCCTTGCTGTTGACGCTGTCTGTGCAAGGAGTCTGTGAATGAGCGTAATCGGGTTACCCCTCTCAATGTCTTCAATCAGGGGCACTACTTTTACTCCAACACTGATGGTCTGGATTTCAACCCATCTATCATCTACGAAACGGGTTATCACACCAGCAAACTCGCCGTCCTTCCCGCGAACGTAGTCACCGACGCGGAATTTGGCCGTCGCTGTAGCGATCTGGCTTAGTTCGGCAAGGACGGCGAGTTTGCTTTGGTGCGCTGCTGCGTTGTCAGAGAGACACTCTCGCGCCAAAGCGAGTTCCTTTTGTGCGTCTGCGAGTTCGGCTGCGAGTTCGGCTGCGAGTTTGGCCTCCAGTTCAGCGACGCGAGTCGAAGGCTTGTCGCGCTCGACGATGATGGGGGCGACGTTGGTTGCGAAGTATGCGCGAAGCGCATCCCTGCACCTGACGTAACGATAGCCATTGTCGGTAGGCCACCCCTCGGACACGATGGACAATAGCCCATCCAGCAACCCCGCGGAGGACTGTTCGATGGGTGGCTGCACGGGCGGCTTGTCGTGTGGTGACATGACCACACCATCAGGCGGCGTTGCCTCAGCCATTGTTCTTCTCCTCTGATGCTTGATGAAAGAAGGTTGTCGCGGCCAGCATACCTCCCAAAAGCCAGTTCAGCCATGCGTAGCTGCTCGGCCATAGGGTTGCAACCTCGATATTGACCAAGGATAAGAGAAACAAAAGTAGGGTTAGCATACTTTCACTTTCTCTCCTCAGAGGAGAGACCCGATGTGGTCGGGCAGGCGGGTGTCGGTTGAGTTAGGCACTTGGGCCCTCCGCAACCCGCCAAATCCGTACGCTGACCCTGCCGTCATCGAGGCGCGTAATGAGGCGCGTGGCAATCTTGATGCCCATTTTATCGGCCTGCGTTCGATACGAAATCGCCGCCGCATACTGATCACTCTTCCCGCTTCCACGATGCAGGGTATGGGTTGCGATGAGAACCGAGTCTCCCGGCTGCATTCGGGAAAGGGCGTCTCGGATTTCCGTTGTTGCGAGACCCGTCTTGCCACTACGCGTTGGTAGGGGGATGCCGTGTTCGATTTCGATGGTCATGTTTCCTTCCCTTGGGTTTTAGCCTTCTGACGGGGCGGGCCTTAGCAGTTGATCTTGACATCTTAATGCCATTCCGACTGCACCCACCCGCCCCGTCAAAAAGAGGCCCCGCGATCTGGTCGTCTAAACACTCGGCGGAGGGCTTCGGCGGTCAGGGCGGGGCCTTCAAAAACGAAAATGCCGCCGATTATGTTGCCCTTGCGCCGAGTGCAAGAGACAATCTAATACATGGCGGGCGGGTTGTCAAGGGGTGCGCCTAAGATTAGGCCAAAAAGTCGCGCAACTTATTCTCGTCGCTCCTGCAAACGCCCTGTTTATCGGCGTTGCGAGGATGGGCAATTATTTTCAACTATTTTTGCTGAGGGGGATTTTGGGGAGGAATTAGGTCTTGACGGCGTGGAGATACTTTCCGTCCCTGAAGAGCAGGGCCTCACGGCGGTTGTTGGTGGCGTGACTGCCGTGAATCCACGTGGCGTCGCCGCGCAGTTCGTCTATGACCTGATCGAAGTTGATGGGAGAAGCGACGAGCCACTGGAAGACCTCTCTGACCGTCAGCCCCTGCACGTTGAAGTCCACCGCCTCTCCGGTCAAATGTTGACTGCTCGGAACGCCGCCGACCAGCGCGTTCAGTTCAGGAGACCGATACCAGCATGAGACCAGCAGGGGCGCGCCGAAGTGCATCCTCACCGGATCGCCAAAATTGACCGCCCAGCCCCGCGCCGCTTCGACCACCTTATCGTAGCCGATGTGATCCGCCGGATAGTTGACGATCCCCTTCAACGTAGCTGTGCTGGAGCGAAAAGCCTCTGCGACGGTAAAGAACACGGAGAGCCGCTCGCGTCCATCAATGACGGCGTAGGGCGGGAGCAGGCTCATGGCACACTCGGCGGAGTGGCGTCGTTGGCCCCCTCGACCTTCTTCTGCGCGTGGCTCGTGATCTCATGGAAGACGACCTCGCTCAGGTAGCCGATGATGATGTAGCCGCCGCCGATACTCGCGCCCCCGGCCCAACCCATAGCCGACAACCCGCCGCCCCACGCCAGATAGAAAACGGCGCAGCAGATGAGGAACGAGAATATCAGGTTGACCGCCCGCTCGCTGAAGTAAGCCCCCAGCACCGGCCAGCCGACAGCCGCGCCGTTCACGCCGAGTAGCTTTTGCCCGTGCATCAGTAGAAGACCGAGCAGGGAAAGGCCGAAGTAGGACACCCAATCGAACTGCATTTCATTCTCCTTTCAAAATAGTTTGCGAACCGCTTGACTTTTGCCCGAAAGGTTCGTATCATCTACCGTTCAGTGCGAATGAGGCACTACCAAAAGGATTCTCCCGCCCCAATTCGTTGGGGCAATCAGAAGCCCCCGGCGCTCATTCCGCTGCGGGGCTTTTGTTTTAGGCCCAACCGGACTTCGTCCTCACTTCATTCCGGCAAACATGAAGCGACATAGGTGCAGGGGTTAGTGAAAAGAAAACCTTAAGAGACCCCGAAGGATAGAGGCGGCGTAACAGCCGCCGAAGGGATTTTTGTCTGGCTTAACGCACAAGGGACTTGTCACAGTTCCAAAATGCGCCAATTAAGGATCAGGCTCCGACAGATTCTTCCCGGAGCGAGGCTACCCCGCCTGTCAGACAAAAGCGATACCCCCAACATAAGCGAGCCCTGCACCGTTTCCCGTGACGACATTTTGGCTGGCCCCGATTTTTGAGACTTGGGGTCAACAGGGGGGTATTACGCTCCTCCCCCAACTGCCCTCCCCGACAAGCTCAACGGGAAGAATGGGAAGGGGATTCTCTCCTAAATTATCGCGTCGTTGTCGTTTCTGTCTCGCCGTAGTAACGAGTTACGGAAAGTTGTTGTCGCGTCATTAGCCAGCCAGACTCAGGGTCACGAGCGGGTAAGGGGGGCGAGACGAATCCCGCCCCCGATTACCAGTGGCGCTTAGTAGAGATGCTCTACTGTTGCCCCCTTGTCGTTCATCAGCCACGCAGAGCCGGGCGAAAACTCCACCTCTCTGTGCTGGCCTGAGCGCGTCAGGTGAATCCGGCGCGGGCTGGCCGGCACATCGGGATCAATAAGGCGATAGGTTTTGACCTCGCGCGCATATACCCCATCCTCGCCGTCGGTTACTCCGACGTGATCACAGTCGAAGTAGCTCATGCAGCCTCCGCTCGATACCTTTAGTATCATTCTATCTTCCTTTCTGTCTGTCTGTTGTCGCTGATTGCCCGCGACGCGGCATACTATCCACCCACAGCCAAGGCCACAAGTGGCTGGCGATGGTTGTCAATTCCTGCTCCCGCCAGCAGGTGAAAGTTCCCAAGTCTTATCAAATCAACCGCGACGCCAGCAAACGCCCCAAATCGCGTCACAGGGACACGCGAACCCTCGAAGTCCATTGTCACCCCCGCCTCTCCGCAGATTCGCCACACAGGGTTAGCCCACAGTCCCGCCACGCCACGAACGCCGCCAAAGGGCACCCCAGCACCCCCGCCGACAAAAACGCCGCTACGGGCACGCGCCGGGTCAAAAACGGCAGGTGTTCCACGTGGAATAATTGTCGAGCTGGTGTCAACAGCATGGACAACCTCGGCCCTGATGGGTGCTGTGGCTTCGGATGTGGTTGTTATTTCGACACTGCCAGCGTCTTCCGTTTCGCTGTCATTCGCGCCCTCGTCAGGGTGAGCCGTTGCATCAATCGTTCTCGGTCGGTCAGAGGCTCGTCTTTTGGGGAGCCGGAGCACCACCCGCGTCTCGGTCTTAACCGACGGGGCGGCGGAGACGGTCAAGGCGGTTGAGTCGCTTGCGCGACCCCAGCCGACCCCCAGCTCCGCTTTATCGAAACCCTGCCCTGAGCCAGAAACAGGAATGGTCTCCTTCGGCGCGAGTAGCACAATGGCTATCACACCTACAGCGATCAGGCCGAAGAGTGCCGCGATGGGATTGCGCTTAAGCCACGTGAGCAAGTTTCCTCCGCAGTAATACGTATTGCCGGAACAACCAGCACTCAATGTGCAGAAGCATCAGGGAAAGCATCTTGCCGTCCCGACGATTGCGAGCACGAGATAGATAGCGAATAGGGCGGCGGCGGGGAGCGAATTGCGTCGCTCAATCCAGCCGAAATAGACAGCGGTCAATACCATCAGGTTGCCCGCATTCGAGACCGTCCACAGAATGAAGCGCCACCTTGACGGCGGGTTCTGCATGTCAAGCACGACCCCGGCGACGGCGATGATGGGGAAGAGCCACGTCAGGGCGCGGGTCATGACTCCACCGTTACTAAACCATACATGGGTTCCTCCGTTAGAAAGGCTGGGGACGCTCCCTAAGTGCTGTTAGCAGTGCTCAGTAAGCAGTTCAGTTGCGGAAGTTTGAAGCGCCCCCGCCCTAATCTGCGCGGGTGACTCCGACAGCGTTTGCGGAGTCCCGCCGCCCTCACGCATCCCAGCGCTGGGCGACGCTCCGCGCATGGCCGATCAGAATATACGACGAAAAAGAGGCAAATGCAAGATTACTTGAATAACAGCGTCAATGCGATGCCAAGTCCGGTCGTTCCGACCACAGCGACAACCTTCATTGCTGTCTCCAGCTTGGCAACCTGCACCTTGAGACCGGGCTTGCCATTACCAGCAATCTCCTCAATAACGGGTTGCAGCTTTATGTCCAGCTTGTCTTCCACCACCTGCCCAATGATCAGCTTGAGGTGGGTGTAATCGCGGCGATCTTCGGGCGGCATATTCACTTTCCACCTCCGGCCACGTCGTCCAGCGGCGCATCTGCGACCGCAGCCGCAGCCGAATCCGCCTCAGCCACAAGCGCGCTCTTGATGGCCGTCGGCTCAACGTTGCTGATGTCCTTCTGCGGCATCCCGTCTGCCACATTGCCGTCGGGAATGCCATACCGTCCATCTTCCAAAAGGACAGGGTTCGCATAACCAGTGGTGACATTCCCCGCGAGCACTCCCTTGCCATATCCGGCAGCCGCGTTGATTTTGTCCAGTGCCGCCTGACACTCTTCTTTGGTGTCAAACACCGAATATCCGGCACCAAAAACAGGAGCACAGCAGGCCAGCAGGGACGCGAAGACGAAGATAATGATTTTCATGGTTACTCCAAAGCAAGGAAGAATCGGTAAACAACGCCGCGTGTCACAGAGGTCGGCCGTGTTCCTGTCCACACGCCGTAAGCGAATGTATTCCCGGTCATTGGCAACGAGCCGTCTGCGAACGACCCGACCGTGAGCGGAGCGGCATTCGTGAGAGTGGTGACAGCGGAATTGGCCGTGGTATCATCAAACGCCCCGGCGTTGATGTAGGTCGTAACAAGGAAAGGAGGGTTCTCCCACGTCATAGTTACGGTTCGCCACACGTTATTATGAATATCCGAACCATCAGCCTGCGCTACGTTTGACCCCTGACGGGCACTGGCGGCAAGTTGCTCCGTAGCATTAACCATTATCGCATATCCGTTTACGTTTGCGCTGGATGCCCGCTTCCCAATAATTATGTGACTAAAGGCATCGAGCTTGGCTGTCTTCATTACCGCTAACAGCGCCGCACTGTCAGTAGAGACATTCGCGAAGCTGGTGGATGCAACTGCCAATTCCTGACTATTCGCCCGCAGAAATGTCAAAGAAGGTGATGCCCCGTGATCCGTGAGGGTTATGTCGGGCTGATTTGCGGCAGTGGCAAAGGTGAGGTCGTTCGCGCCGACTTGATCGTAGAGTGTGACGAACGCCCCTGTTCCTGGTGCAGGGGCGATAAAGCTGGCCATGGTCGCCGCGTCAACCAGATTGGTGGCGCGAACCCAGCCGACATTCAGCTCCGCATTATCAGAATCCCGTCTGATGCGGCATATTGAGTCCAGAGATGCGTTGGAGCAGTGGGCGAGTGCCCACCAACCATCGGGGGCGGTCTCCCCAAGTGCGGCGAGGCTATCCAGCACCGGCATCGCCGGCGTGGTCGCGTTGGACGTGTTCGACGCCGCCGAGTTGCCGCTTGCGTTGTAGGCCTTAACGGTGAAGGCATAGACCGTGCCGGGCGAAAGCCCCGTCACCAGTTTGGTTATCCCGGCTTGGTCGTAGACCTCCGCCCCGTCCTTATAGACCTTATAACCCGTCGCGCCGGTGACCGCCGTCCACGAGAGATAGACTGTCGCGTAGCTCTGGATGTCAGCAGCAGAAAGGCTGGGAGCGGCGAGAACTGCCGCTGCCGCCGTCGCCCCGCCGCCGTAAGGGTAGCCGCCATAAGGTAGATCCCCGTAAGGTTGCGCGAGGGCGGATGAGGCCAGTAGGAACGCAAGGAAGATGCGCTTCATTACGGCTTCTCTCCCCAAAGGTCGCAGTCGCTTGCGTTTAGGGTGTCAATTGCGGTCGTGATAATCCAGAACCGCGTCCAGAGATTCGTGCGGATGTCAAGATTATAGATGCGGCTTACAGAATCCGCCGAAGTCTGAATATCCTCCGCCGTCCAATGCTGGTTGTAATTGTTCGTGCCGTAACTGCCGTCCAGCGCAAAGCGGTTGCTGGAGTCGGCGTTCCAGAACGATGACAGGGTTGTGTCCCGCGCCTGCTCAAAGCGCATTTCCGCGAAACGAACGCTATCCCCTGCACCGGCCACCTTGAGCCGCGCAAACAGCCGGAACACTTCGGGGTTGTGGTCTCCGAGCCGCTTGATGGTCGGTCGAGGGGCGGCAAGATTCGGGAACGCGCCCAAAGCCATCCACGCACTTTTGAGTGTGTCTGAGCCGTTCAGAATGCCAGTCGAATCCCCGTTCCAAGTGAAGATGTTGTTCCAGATGAGCGGGGAGTTGCCCTGCTTAGAGCTTACGTCGCCCTCAGCGTAATCCCCCCATTCAATCGGCACGGGCGTTGCCGCGTAACTGTTGAGCGCCAGCATGACGGCGATGAGTGTGAGTCTGATGTTCATTGTGTTCCCTTTGGTTAGTATTCGTAGCCCCATAGGAGCATATCGTTTCCGGCGGTTGTGCCCTGACTGATTTGGCAGACGGCGAGTTGGACTGTGCCGGTGAACTCCATCAGGCAGGGGAATCCCGATGACAGGAGGATAAACCCTTGACCGGAGGAGTTGGACGCGACGGCGGAGTTTGATCCCGCCGAACATTCGGCAATGCAGGGCGATGAGGCGATGGCCGCGCCCGACGGATTGATGCGAATGCGGCATGATAGCCATTGCACCGCCGCCCCCGCGTTCTTCATAAACACCGACATTCCCACCAGCACCAGCCGCTTGCCCGCCGTTATCGGAATGGTCGTGTAGGTGCTGCCTGCCACGCCGTCCCTTACCGGAGTCAGCGTCAACACCGCTTCCGACGAGGCCGATGTGAAGGCAAGTGCATTCCACGCACACTGCACCTTCGCTGCGCCATAGGGCTTGCCGGTAGCGTCCAGTATTTCGCCATACGCAGCCCTTGATGTCGCCCCAACGTCTTGCGAAACGCCGGATACCGAACCTGTAATGAGTGCCATCTATGCGCCTATCAAGTAGTTAATTTTGTATTTTCCGATGACCATTCCGGCGAGGGCGGTCATAAAAACGGTAAACTGCCCTGAGCCAGGTGCAAACTGCAAGTGAAAGGGCGCTAATTCGCACTCGTCTAAATCGCGTCCAGTCGGGGCAACATAAGCAAGTTGGCCGGTTATCTTGGACGATACTCCGACATTCGAGTCTGAGATGGTGAAGGACTTTTCAATAACCGGAGTAGAACCAAAGTCCACCTCTACTTGCGGCGTTGAGATTGCCGCCGCCACCACAAGATCGCCTGATCCCAGCGCACTCGCACCATTGATGGTCTTGATGTTCGTGCCGCTGACGAGCGTCGCCTGTTTCGTGTCCAAAGCCGTCTGCGTTGCCGTCGACACCGGCTTCCCCGCGTCGCTCGTGTTGTCAACGTTTCCAAGCCCAATGTCGCTCTTGGTCGCGCCACCCGCCACATTCGCCCCGTTGCCCTTCAACACGCCCGACAAGTCGGTGGTCGTTGCGGCGGTTACACTGTTCGGGCCGGGAGCGCCATCATTGCCGTCTGCACCGGGATTCCCCTGAATCCCCTGTATTCCTTGAATGCCCTGAATCCCTTGTGCACCGTCAGCGCCGGGTGCACCATCAACACCGGGCGCACCATCGTTGCCGGGAATCCCCTGTGCCCCGTTTTGACCGGCAGGCCCCGGATCACCCTGCGGGCCGGGCGTCAGTTGGACATTGTAGAGTGCCTCGTCAAGTTGCTCAAGTACTGCCCTTACCCTTGCGGTAATAATCGTGCCGGTAATGAAATGATATGTCGGCATTACTGCGACGGCACTGCTTTGGGCGGATAGACCTGAATGTTGGCCGCTCCTATGCCACTGACCACTCCCGCCGCCGTTCCCACGAACATTCCCTCTGCAACGGCAGCGTCATACGCATCTTGCAAGAACAGCATGGTTGTCGCGTCGAGCGTTGATTGGGCGAGTTTCTGAATCTTCAAATTGTCAATGCCAATGGCCGCTAATGGCGCAGTCACAAGCGGCGAGGGCTTCACCTGACCGCCATAGAGCTTATTGCCCGTCCACCACTCATACAACATGACCGGCGTGGGATGTAATTTGTTTTCAAGGAATTGCCCTATTTCCTCTTTGGCAGATAAGTGTCCATAGTCAAGCCGATGATACGCCATTGCATCATCCTGCTCAACTATGCCATGCCAGTCAATTCCGGTCTGGTCTTTGTGCGATTGTTTCCAAACCTGAGCTTTGAAAAACAGCCGTAGCATGAGCCGCATGATGGACAATCCACCGGTGAACCAATCTACGACTATCCCCCCCTTGCGGGTTTTCAGCCAGTCGGGATCGTCGGGATTGTTCCAAATCAGTCCTCCAGCCACCACCGAACCCAAGCCCAACATTGCCATAGTCGCGGCAAGCGACACGCCGACATCTTTCGCAACCTCATTCCTGACCCCCTTGAACTCCCGATACTTGATGAGTGTTAGCGGGGCTTCAACCTTGCTGAGTGTTCGGCGCGGAGCAAAGAATGTATTGCTGGCAATTTTGGACATCTCCTTCCCCCATTCCCCACGCCCAGTAAAGGCGTTGACCATGTGGGCGAGTGCCTTCAAATCGGCATCGCCCGCGTTCGGGAACTTATCGGCAATGCTGTCAAACCATACGGCGCGGGCAAGGTTCATGCTGGTCACATAATTGCGCTCTCCGGCTCTGACCGCCGCCCCAAGCAATGGCAGATTTTCAGCCGTATGCGAGCGGAACATTTCCTCTTTGCGGTTGAATTCCTCCGTCCCGAACAGCGTCAAATCCAATCCAGCCTTCTCTGCGCGGGCAAAGCCCGACCTTGTGCGCAGTTCGGCCATAGTCTGCGCTGCCGTATGATTGCTGAAATAGGCGTGAAACGCCCGCCCGAATATCTTTGCGGCCTTGAGCGGATGCGAGCGGGCAAACGCTGGCGCATTGTAGAGCAATCCGCCAAAGTCTCCGGCGGTCTTCACAGAGCGCGTTGTGTTCCAAATCTCTGTTGCAATTTCCGGCCAACTCCGCTTTCTCATGCTCTCTGTCAGCAGATAAATGGAGTGTCTCGCCGCATCCACCTTGCGGGCGTTGCCCATGACTTCGGGCGTTGGGCGGGGCGGGGGAATAACCGCAATCTTGTAATCGCCCGTGCGAATCTGTGTTTGATAGTCAGCCAAGTCCTTAGCCGAATCCGCCTTTTTGAGGATCGTCTCAAGCCCGTCGTTCACCTTTGCCAGAGCCTCAGCATCCCGCACCTTAGCCTTGCGGCCTTCTACGACGCGACCAATCGCTTCATTCGTATCGGCAATCGCCTTGAGCAGGGACTTGGCCTTTTCCGGCGTGTATTGCCCGCCCCGCACCTCTTTGCGTAGAGCCTTCAACCGCTTGCTGATGGCGAGTAGATTGGCGCTGGCGCGGTTGACCTCGCGGAGTTGCTGAAGGATTGCAGATTCCCGCCTGATGGCGTTCCGGCGGCGGATTAACTCCCGCTGCGTCGCGTCCAACACCCGCTTGGTTTTCAGAGTCAGAGCTTTGGCAATGTCGTATTCGGTGATGCTCTTATGGTCGCTTCTTACCCTGTCCACCAGTTCGGCAAAGTCAATAGCCCCAAGCTCAATATGCTTGCCGATAATCTTGGCGAGTTCGATATAATCTTCAGGGCTTAGACCGGTGTTGAGTCGCGCCAGCCGCTTGGCAAATGATTGGTTCAGGTCAACCAGTTCGCGCTTAATCCGCTCCCGATCTCCGAGTCGCTTGACCTTGCGGGATTGACGCGCCGCTTCGCCCTTAACCCGCGCCTCCGCAATCTTGCGTTCGATCTCGGCCAGTTGATCGCCCTGCTTCTGAACGGAGTCCTTCAAGTCCCTTTCAGACTTCTGCAACACCTTGACATTGGAATTGAATGCATCCACCTCTTGCGGAGTCGCTTTCCGTCCCGCCCCCTTTTCGGCGCGGATTACGACAGAGGCCAAATCGTATGATACCTCGCGGGATATAGCTTGCAATGACCGGCCAGTCTCAGCGCCAACGCGAGTCTTTTTCTCTTCAAGCTCGGCCAGTTCAGACTTGAGTTTCTCTGCCTTTGGGGTCAGACCCTCTTTGTCGAAAACCGCCTGAAACTCTTCGGCCTTCTGCTTGATATACGCCGTCGCCGCCGACTCTTCCTCTTTATTCAGCCCCCTGCTTTCGGCCAGAGCCTCGTCCAGAATAGCCGGAACGCGGTGAATGAGCCCCTTATCCCCAGCCCCTTGAGCGGCCTCTTTTGCGGATACCGGCGCGGATGGTTCAATCGGTTCGTCACCACGAGCCTCACGCCGTCCAGCAATCGCAGCCTTTGTCGTCTTAAATCCCCCGCCCGCGTCCTTCTGTTCGGGCGGCTGGAGTGCGGCGTGGAGTGCATTCATGTGTTCAGCCAGCGCGTCGTAGCTTTCGGCCAGTAGCTCCTTCATTCGGGCGTTCCACTCGTCGAACTTGACCTTGCCCTCGGCATAGACGGCGTGGGCGAGTGCCTTCATGTCGTCGCGGAGTTCGGTGTCGTTCTCCCATGACAGCGAGCCGGACTCCCCCTTGACAGTATTCTTTACGATACGGGCGGCTATTGAGGCGGCGGCCTTAACCTTCCCCTCCTGCTTGGCTGCGGGGGAGAGACGCTTTGGCATGACTTCACGCAGTATGTCATTCGCCCATTTCTCCCCGATATTCCCAAAGGTTTCAGCGAAAACCTCTTTGTCGTATTGGGCGGGATCGCGCTTTGCGAGGCTTCGATAACCAGCCAGCTCTTCGGGATTGGCTTCGGTTACCAGCTTCTTGAACAGCGCTCGCTCGCTTGCCGATAGATGCTCATATTCAACATGGCCAATCTCGTGAAGGATGGCGTTTCGCGGGTCGCGTGCGTCAGCATTCAGCTGGATAGTCTTAGATGCCAAGTGAATGTTCGCCTCTTCGGAAAGCGACAGGCTGCCGGGCGGAACTATTGCAACTGATTTGATGCCATACTTCTGCAATCCGCCCTGAACATTTGCATCATTTAGCGCGTTGACAATCCGAGCCGCGCCCGCTTTTGATACCGAGCTTTCGGACTTTACATCAACGCCCTTAATGCCCATGAAAACCGCCGCGTCAGCCACCTCGCCCGTAATTTCCTTGCCGCCTAACTTGAATATCCCGCCCATGAAATCAGCATCCATGCTCTCTGGCTCATTGGATTTTTCAAGCCAAAGATTGGCCCGTCGGACTCTGTCGGTGAACCCCTTCTGTTTTGACAATTCGGCGTAATGGGTTAGCGTCATTCTGGCGTGGTTTCCATTTGCATCCTTCACCCCAACGGTCAGATTGGGAGCGACTTTAGCCAGACCTTGAACGTTGGGGTTGTCGGTCAGCCACCGATCCCCGTAAGACGATGGAGCGAGCTTCTCAATTTGGGCGAACTGCTCCTCTGTAATGTCGTTTTTAGCCAAGAGTTCGGCTGTGGACGGCTTGGCGCGAGACACTGAAGCAGCCCCCTCTTTCGCGGTCTCCGCTCGCGGCGGAACAATCGGCGGAGCTACTTCCCCTTGTGCGGATGCTTGTCCGGGTGCATTGGGTGGCCGGGGTGCTGCTTGTTGTAGGTCGCTGCGGCCTCGGCCTTTGCCGCCTGCGGGGACTTCCCCGACCGGATTAGCGAATCCCTGATTGCCTCGTATTGCTTCGGCATTCTGTGTCTCCTGTGATGGTTGTGTTTCTGCTGGCACCTCTACTGGCGCGGGTATCGGTTCACGCTTTGCCAGTCGCGCCCTCACTCTATCCGCGAGTGCCTGTGATTCAGGCGAAGGGGTTGCGGGCGGCTCGGAGGTCGCGGCAATGGGGGGGGCATTGTCGCTCGCCGCCCGCGAAATCGGTGCTTCAAGCGGCGGATTAAATGTCTGCGCCCCCCCGCCAGCCGCTTGTTCCGGCGGATTCAGCGAGGCATTCACCGCGTCGTCAAGATACTGCTCCTCCGGCGTGAGGTCTTCCCCAGCGGTCTTCTTTGCGAATATCTTGGTCGCCGCGGCTTTCACCTGATTGGCAGCTATCCCAACGCCATGAAAGGCGACAACGGTTGCGAGGGCTTCAACATAATCATCAACCGTTGGCATTCGTCCCTGCTCAACGGCGGTGGTCGTTCCCATCGCCCCGACCGCCCCTGCCCCACCACCGACAACTCTCCCCGCCGCCGTAGCTCCAGCATTGAAGGCACGAGGCCATACCGCTCCCAAAACCTTCCCGCCGACTGCCATTCCAGCCGCTTCGCCTACAAGTAAGGCTCCGCCCGTTGCCGCACCAACAATGAGATCATGTGCAGCCTCCGTCCGCGTCGGAACACGCCCACGTTGTTGCGTCAATGCCCTATTCAGCGCAAATCCGGCAATTATTGGAACCGGCCCGCCCGCTGCCGTTGCCACGAGTTCGGGGCTTGATGCGAATCCCGCTACCGTTCCAATCGCCCGCTCAAGCATATTCGGGTCATAGCCCTCAAGGTCTGGGAACATGGCTGTCGCTGGCCGTCCGCCGCGAAATTGTGAACCCAATGAGCCGCTGGCTATTCCTGACTCCACCGCCTTTGGCAGATACGACGCGGCCTGAATTAGTGGCTTCTGAATGACTCCCGGAGCGAGCGCGGGGCCAACCTGCTCGCCCATCTGCGAGGCCGGAATGGGATTGTGCTCAATGTCGTAGGGGAGTGGCTGAACCCGCTCGTGAGGCGCAAGCCTTCTGAATCGCCGCGCACTTTGAGCCGGAGAAGCCACATACTCGCTTATGTCAAGCCGACGGAACGCCATTATTCGCCGTATTGATTACCTTCTGCATCTTCATAAATGGGCGGATTTTCCTGAATTAGCCGCGAACCGGCGGGAACTCCATCAGGCAACTCCCCGCCTTGCGCTGAGGGCTGAGTGCCAAGCTGCTGGTCGAGTAGCTGGATTTGCTGGGTAATCTCCCGCACCTGCCGCTCTGCGTCTGGGCGAGTTGTGACAGCATCCTCGCCCTTGTCGTTCTTGAACTTGACCTTGCTGACGGGATCACCGCCGCCCATTCCCAAAAATCCCGTTGTTTGTTCACCCAATCCCGCTTGAATGCGCGCAAGTCGCTGTGACAACTCCAGCCGCTTCTGCTCACGATTCACGCGCTGGTTTGGCGTGAGCGTCGGGGCAGACTTCGATGCGGGTGGCCGATTGCGCTGGTTGGCAAGCGCATTTGTAGCCGCAATGTCCGCCTTAGTTTTCTCTGTGGAAAGCCCAAGCGCCGCCTCAGCCGCATCAAGATCGTAAATGTCTTTTCGGTCTTTCAGCGCGTTCTCTGCGCCGGTTACGCCCTCTGGCGAAAGCTCCGAACGCCCCCCCGCGTTCACAAAGCCCTGCAACCCCTCTGGATACGACGGAGTGCGCGTTCCAAGTTCCGGCATCGGCTGCTGTGTGTCGAATGAATAGGCATTAGACTGCGGCGCGAATCCCTGCTTTACGCGGTCTGCGCCCACCTTTTGCTCAATCAGCTTGCGGTCAATCGCCTGTTGACCCCACTTCAGCCGAATATTATGTTCATCGAGTAGGTCGCTGCGCTTTTCGCCGCGCTCTTTCAGGCGTTGAGTTTCCGCCCTCGCCTCATCCGCCATCTTGACCTGCAAGGCGTTTCGGGCGGTAAGGTGGGCAGAGAGCGCATCCCCTGCGCCGCTGAGTAGCCCTTCTGTGAACCAGTCCATTATGCGAACCCATTACCTAAATCAGACGTTCCCCCGATGGGATTTGCGGGCGCAAGCGCATCCGCGCCCAACACAAACGGTGCGGCGGGGGGGAATGCTATCGAAACGGCCACTCCGGCCAGTTTGCTGATAATCGCCCCCCAACGCGCCTTCTTTGCCGCGTCCTTTTCGTCGTGATACTGCTTCATGGCGACATCCAGCCGATGCTTGCGTTCAAGTGCCGACATCCGGCTAAGGTCGAGTTGCGTGGAGACATTGGAAAGTTGCTCGCTCGCCTGATACTGGCCGGGCAATGATGCTGCGGTCTGAATGCCGGGAACACCCGACAGCCCTTGACTGCCAAGCCGCGCCTGAATACCGCGACCAGCCAAAGCCTGTCTGCCGGTGATGAGATTGGTCGCGCTCTCTTTGGCGCGGTCAAACTCGTTGTAGATAGGCTGATTGGAGTCGGGCTGGAAGGGCTTGGATTCTTCAAACGGCCCCTTCTTGGTGGCTTGCAGATAGGGAATTGCCCCGAAAATGCCCGCTCTTGCGCCCCATTTAAGGGGCTGCGCCTTGCTTAACCAATTCATGTTATCCTCAAACGTGTCTTAGTCTGCGACCCGTTACTGGCGGCAGCACCGTGTTTTCAACCTCGCTTGGACTGAGCCGCTTGTTCAGCCCGTCTATTCTGGCGTGAGCCTTTTTCGTATTGCCCTCAACCGACAGCAATGCATCTTCGACGGCATTGAGCAAGAGCGCAACATCTTGGCCGGTAATGGTCTGTTTTGCCCCAAGCGACCGGCGAATGTCGTTAAATGTCCCCATAGTTGTCCACCTCCAGCCGCAGCCCGTAAATCTTGACCGCCCCTACATTGGCGGGCGTTGTTAGACTCCATGCGAGCGAGAGATTCTGCTTGGCCGCGCCAGGAGTCAGCCCGAATCCTCGCGTGGCACGAGTGCGCTTGGGGATGAGTCCCGTAACCACCTCGTTTTCTGCCGTCGAAACGTCGTCTATTGATGTTCGCGTAATCGCAAAACTGCTGGACAAATTGATCTTCTGCCCGTCATCCTTAATCACGTCAATCACGAGCGTCGGCGCGGTTCCGGCCACCGATTGTAGCAAGTCATAATCCACCACCAGCTTAACAGGAACGGCAATGGCGCGGCTTGGAACGGGGAAGTTCGCGGTTCGTCCCGCAAATGCAATCGCCACTCCCGCATCGGTCTGTTGCGAGGCCGTATCGTCCCATTTGTAAAGTTGCTCCCCGTCGGTGAAAAGCAGATACCCTTCCGGCGCAACGCACCAGTGCAGCGGATTCTTCCCCAAAGCCCACTCCGTCCAATGTTCCCCGCCGCCCCGAATGTATGCCTCTGCGCGAAAATCCCTTACCCACGTCACGCCGGCTGTCGGAAAATGCACCAGCAAGAGCCGGTGATCTGGCAAGTGGATTGCCATGCAATCGGCGGCGGATAGGGCGCGAATCCCTTTGCGGGTTGACAGCGTTCGCGTTCCGCTCGGATTCCGCAGATCGTCAAAGCTTTCGTTAATATCGTCGGTTAGGACGCGACTTGAATACAGGTCGAAGAACCGCAATCCGCTTTCGGGCGACAGAAACGATATGCCATTGAACCGCCCCGATTCGGCCATTTCGGAGATATTGGCGATTGACGGCGGAGCCTCGCAACCGACATCCTGAAGCGTCCCCCTGAACTCCCAATCGCGCTCCTCACGCAGTACCCGCCCCCATGCAATGTCCCTGTCACCGACCGCCACAGCCGTCTCTTCGCCCACCGCCGGAAGCCCGTTAATCGTGAACGGCATCCTCTTCAGGTTCTCAATGGACACCACATCCGGCGCGACAAAAGCCTCACCACCAAGCGACTGAAATGGACACCACTTGACATCTGTTTCGTTCACCTGATCGTTCTGCTTCACATGGCCGTAGAATATCCGGTCTGCCACTACACAGGCGTAACGGTATCCATCCAGATAGGCGTTCTTGCCGTCTTGTGACAGTATCTCGCCATGCCCCAGCATGATACTGGCATTCTCAGCCGCCATGAACACTTTCTCGTAGTTCTTGAAATCGAGATACGTGACCATCTTGACGAAGGCCTCACCCGCTCCGTCAGGGTTTGTGGGGCTTGCAATATCAGGAACCCACGGGCTATCCCCCTCCCATTCCTTGTCATCGAACGGCTCGCGTTTAGCCACCAATACCTCTTTACAGAGCCTCCATACGCAGGTTTCGTGCGTAATCGCCGCCGTTGTCTTCAGCCCCCAGAAGAACATCAGACTTGAGATACGGGGATTCATGGGCTTAACCGTATCCACCCAATTCCAACGCATGATCCTCGTCACCACCTTCAGCATATTGCCGACGTTGGTGTGCTGGTAGCCGTTATTGTCGTCAAGACTCGTCACTTCCCACCCCAGCTTGAACGGCTGGATTATCCCCGCGTTGTCATAATTCCCCAGCGTCACCAGTTGCGAAATCGCCCCGTCATCATAGCGCACCGCATAGGCGAGAAACACTTCAATATACGGCTGCTTCAGCAATATGTCGCTGTTGGCCTGTCCATAAACAGTCTGGCTCTCAATGATAGTCTTGTAAGGATGGGTCACTCGCGGCGGCGGATCGTGACGCCAGTCGGCATACGGATTCTGCTCTGCCGCGAAATATCCGACGGCATCAATCCCGTTATTGCGCGTGTTGAAAGTGCCATCTTTCGCCGTTGGGCCAAATCGGGCGTAATGCTCATTGTCATCGTCGGTGTCTGTTCCGACCGGCTCTGTCGTATCGTCCCCATCCACGTGAGCAAGAATAATCGCCGTTGCCTGACAATCAATCACAAATTCCTCAGCCTTGGGCGCGGCGGTCATCATGCGTCTTCCTCTGAGCCGATAAGGATTCAGAACACCGCCACCATTGAACGGATCGCTGTTGAAGTAGATATGACGGTCAATCAGGTCATACCACAGCGGAGGCGTCTCTGCGCCATCAACCCCGACCCCACAACCAATCCGCAAGGCCGAATGATTCACAAGGAAATTCGCCCGCCCGTCAACCAACGCGGGGGGGGTATAGACGTGCATATAATTCCCTTCCCCGAACTGCCCCAGACACAGCCGCCACATCCCATGTTGCCGCTCATAGAAGCGATCATCCTCGCCTTGCACAATGGTAATCCGCTCCAGTGAATCCCTGATACGGTCTTCGGCGACCGGATTATCGTCTCCGGCCTCCGTTGCCTGCTTCGCATCAAATCTAATGACCGCCATCTGTTCAAGCGTTGAGATTAGTTTTGCGTCGGCGTGATTGTCTTCGACGAGCGTAATCCCGTCATCCTCGTCCACGACAATCGAACCCTTGTCCAGTTTGCGATAAAGGAACTCCGAGGTTAAGCCTTCATTCACCGCGTTTGAACGGTCGAAAGTGTCAAAACGGATATACTGAATCCGCTTGCTGGCATCCATTTCATAGCGGCAATGGGCGTTCAGGAATGATTGCCGGACACGCACATCCTCAATCATTTCAGCAGGGAAAACCTCCAGCGCATTATACTCTTGGTCGGTCGCGTCAAAGATCAGCCGCTTGCGTTGAATCTGGTTATACTTTATCAATCCGAAGGCGGCGTCGGTCCGGAATGTTCGGTAAGTCCCGCTGCCGCGATTTTCTGTGCCATAGAACACATCCAGAACCCCGTCCTTCACGACGATATTCCAGTTGGTAAGTTCACGGAATAGATCACCATAGTCGGGCTGCGTCATTCTTGGGGTGTATACTTCCGCCCCCCCGCCCTCCGATACTCGCACCATCACGTCGGTCGCTATTCCCTGCTCAGACAACCCCCCCACCCTCACATACAGATTGCCAAGCCCATTCTTGATATAGGCCAAGACTAAAGTGTAAGCTGAAGCCCCGTCACAGGCGATTGCGGGGCCGAGCAAACTCCGCTGATAATCCTCAAATCCCCCTATCTCCGCCGCCGCAAAAGCGGAAGAGACTGTCGTTTTGGTGCTATCGCCAATAAGCAGCGCGGCAGATGAATCGTCAGCCCAATTAACGCGCTCAATTATTGCCGCGCCAGCCTTGACCACCCGCAAATAGGCCATGTAAATCGTTGCGTTGGCACGGCACAAAACCCCGCCATATACATCTTCGGTTCCACTCGGAGGCCACGTGCCACTACTAACCCATGCCGCCCCCGTCCACGTTTTGCGCTTGAATGTATATTGCCCAACACCCCCACCATTGTAATATCCGTAAATCAGGTGGACATAGCCGCTCGGGCCCGCAGAGAGTTCAATATCAACATCATGGGTAAGTCTATCGTCGGTCGCTCCATCCAGATTTTCAAGCGTTATGCCGCCAAGCCACATCCAAGTGCCTAATGCGTTCCCGCCGAAGTCTGCGCTGAATATGTTGTCCAGTGCGAACACAGCGAGCGTCCCCATATTGTTCGCCACATCCTCCCGCTGCACCAGCGCCACCAATAGGCGGGAGTTGACGGCATCATACACCATTGACCACGCCATAAATGCGGGATCATTCCCCCCACTCGCCACATACTTCGGGTTATAGGGATAATTCACTTGAGCGTTGGTCGAGTCGTAAATAAACTCTTCGCCGCCGCCAGACCGATTGTTCTTCAATTCCGTCAGGTTATCGTCCTGCAAGCGCGAGCGATAGATTTGAAGGCGCTGACCCTTGAATCCCGCAAAGTCATTCAGGACGACTATCATGCCATTAAAGACATAGCGAACGCCCTCATGCGTGGCAATCGCCATCGTCTTTCGCTTCCACGAGTTGTAGTAGATAAGGGGGTCGGTGTCCAGTCCGCTGCCGTCAGCCGGAGTATGCTCATACATATACGGCCTGTCGGCATAGACCGCCGATAAGCCATTGCGACGCTCCAGGAGACCGTCTTGGGCTGCGCGACCATTCAGGTCATACGACGCGGCAAACGGCGGCTTATCGTTCGGCTCAGACCGCCGCTTAACCCCCAACAGACGCGGCAAATCTATGGCCTGTGAGCGTTGCTTGGGCATCATCTTATCGGCGGATAGTCAAACCAATCCACCGGCAACCTGCCGCCCCCGCCCGCCCTGTCATTCAACTCTTGAAGCGGCGCGGAGTCCGTGTCCGCAAATCGTCCCAAATCGTCCACCACAAACCTGCGGAACTTCTCTATCAACCGTTCGAATACCGGCGTGTTTTCGGCCACCATCAACTTCCCCAAGTCGTTCTGAATGTCCTCGCCAGCCTCAATCGAGGCCGCAGCGAGTATCAGGCGATCCCACCCATCCTTGAGCAATCCCGCCGGAGTATGTGCGGGGTCAGAGAGCAGTGCAGGCCAAAAGTAGTAGTCCACAGTATAGACTTCACCGCTGGCGGGAATGGCATTGAGGAATAGCGTCGTCTCTTGAACGCCGTAATGGGTGGGAGTTCCCGCAATTATCTGACTGTTGACAATCAGACGGCGGATGTAATCCATGCCTTGCGAGTGCCTACGAAGAGGCCGCGCCCCAACCTTGACAGGCGTTATTGCCCGCAGACGATGGAACGGGGTTATGGTGAAGATTGCGGCGAGGTCGAAATAGTAGAGAGTGCCGTTAATCCCCGTCAACGGCCCCGACGTCTGGCCGTAAGGAACTTCACGCGCAATCGCCGCTATTCCGGCGTTAATCCACGCGTCAATGACGGAGGTAGCGTGTTGGTAGCTTGCGCTCTCAGTGTCAAGTAACCGATACCGCAGCCTCGTCCTTAATGCAGAGAGGGCGGTAGCCATTGCTTACCGCTTTCCGAACTTGGACTTGCGTTGTTTTGGCGCCGAGGCGGTTCCAATCGGAGACTCGATCTCTTGTATTTTGACAACCGGCACAACTACGACCGGCACATTGGTCGCCGCATTCACCAGCCGATAGACCAATGGATTCTGGCGCATGAAACGGGCGTTGTTCGACTCGTAGGGAATATCAATCAGATTCTCCCCCGCCTTGCCCCAGTTCACTGTGCCCTCAAGTCCCCCCAATGGCTGCAAGCCATAGGGCGGACGAAGTTTCACGACAAGCATAAGCCTCCTTGGGTGACACGAGGGGCGGCAACTTACCGCCCCTCTGATTCGATCCGACGTTAGTTCAGGGCGGCGGCGGTATCCGCGCCAATCGCCCCAATCTTCAACGCGGTATCGTCCGCGCCGTTGTAGGCGATCAGTCCGATGTCCTGATTGGTGTAGAGTGTGGCGAATGCGGTGTCGGGAACGCAGACTGCGCGAGGCGCCCAGATGAGCGTTATCAAGTCCTCTTTCACGAGACGCTCGTAACTGCGCCCCGTTGAGAGGTTCTTGTAGGTGGAATTGAGGGGAGCGAGGTCGTAGTCGCTGCCTGGCGCACCCGTCCCCACAATGTCATACCAAGTGTAGACGACCACTCCGGCGTTGATGAGTTCGAGCTTCTCGGCGTTGCAGAAGCCGGGCGAGGTTGTCCACTTGGCAACCTGATTCATGGCATTGGTTCGCCGGATGAGTGAGCCGGGACGATCCTTTGTCGAGACTGCTGGCGCGATACTCATTGTCAGTTACTCCTTATGAGATGATGAAGGGTGAGGTGGTCACAAACAGCACCGAACGGTCGCAGATGGCGGTCGTTGCGGCGGCGGGGGTCGTCGCATTATAGCGGCGAATCCGGCTGTAACCGAAGGCGCAGTCCAGAGCCATTTCGACGTGATCCCCGAACGATGTAGGATCCTCTCCCTTCATAAGCTCCGGCGCGTAGAGTTCCAGCCCGTTCAGGAACGTGCCGTTGGCGGGGAAGCCGATTGCCACGTCGCGGGACAGCCATGGCTTTGAGCCGTCATCCTGCGTGGCGGAGTCATTCACGTCGTTCGCGGTCATGCTGAGAGGAACGAAGGCGTCGGAGACGAATCCGAACACAACGCGAGTGGCCGCGTTGCCGCCCGTGCCGGTAGCCAGCCCAGGCCCGTTGGTCGTGGCGAGTGTGTCCCCGACGTAGTAGGAATACACGCGGGTTGGGCCGCGATAGCCACCATTGAACACCAGAACGCCGTCCCAGCGGAAGCCTTCAGTTCCGAAGAAGAACTTCGACTGGTCTTTGGCGTCAGGGTGAACGATCTCAAGGCGGTCGGCCATCGGATCGCGCTTGATCTGCGAGTATTGACCCTGAGTGACGATCAGGATTACCTCCGGCTGTTGACCTTTCGGCCCGCGTGACAGCTTGCAGATGCGACGCACCTCATTGCCCGCCTCCGACACCCAGTTCAGTCCGGCGTGGAAGTTGGACTCGGCGGTCATCAGCGCCAGATTGTAGGCCGTGTTGGTTTCGTGCGTCAGCGTGGTTGGACTCCATGTGGCATAGCGCTTGCCAGCGCCGCGTCCGGGAGTCAGACCGATGATGCAGATGTTCTCGTGCAGGCGAACGGGGTTGCCAAGCCCGCCCTCGGCGGTGGTCATTCCGACGCCGGTCAGCGAGGAATAGACGATGTGCTGCGAACCGCCGTAGTAGAGCGAGAAGGGAATGTCCCATGACTGGTCGCGGATGTAGGCGTCCATCAGGTCAGGCCCGCCCTCTTTGGCCAGTTGCAGTGCCCATGATCCGCCCATCTCCTCGTTCCAGCGACCGAGCTTGATGGGATTGGATGTGCGCTTTCTGTGCCAGAAAATCTCGTGATACGAGACTGTGGACACGCCGTTGACCGCCCATACGCTCTGGTCGCCGCCCTTCCATGTGGGGTTGAACTCGCTGCGAATGCCCTGCACATGGCGATTCGTTCCGGCGCGTCCACCCTTGTATTTGCCGTCGGAGAGCGGGATTACCATGATGGGCTTCGATCCGCCTGCATCTTCGACCTCTTTCGGCCAAGCGTCATCGCCGATCATTGCATCGTCACGCGGCGAACTACGCGCGGTGAATCTTTCAAAAGCGAACGATTGCCGCCTTTCATACTGAAGTTCGTCGCGGTAGAACGAAACGTGCGGGTCAGACCCCGCCAGTGCTATGTATGGCATTGTATCCTCGTGTTAGTGTAGTGTCAGTTGGTATGGCCGTCAGCCACGTGCCGCCCGATAGCGACACGTTGCTCTAATGGCATACGCGGGTCGTATTTCGGAATCTTCATTGCATCGGGCGGTCTTGCCCCCCCATCGCTATTGTTGAGCGGCAGTGAACCGCCCGGCTGAAGCGATACCATCTTGAGCGCGTCGGCCCGGACGGTCGCTTCGATTTTCGTGCGCTCGGTTGCCAGACGCGCCTCGTAATACTTTTCGGGGCTTCCTGCCGCCCGAATGTCAAGCAGGTGCTTGGCCTCAGAGTAGCTCACGCCCTCACGCGCCATTTCCGCCTCGATTGCGCGGGGGTCGCTGTCGGGATTTGACCGGCGGAATTCTTCGCGCTGACCGTGGACGCGGGCGATACGGGCTTCGTCCGCCTGTTGGTCGTTTGCGAGGCCGCGCATCACGCGGTCGTATTCCATTTGACTCTGAAAGTGGCGAGAGGCATCCGCAACGCTGGAGTCTTCGGTAATCTGAAGTCCGTCGAACACACCGGCTTCGGGATTCCACTGTTCGCGGTTGAGATACTTGGAGTAGCGGGCGTCTTTGCTGAAATCACGCGGCACGAGATCGCTGTCATCGCCCTTGCCACTACCGGCCTGAATTGCGGCCAGTTGCTTGCGAAGGTCGGCAATTTCCTGTGCCACATTCTCGGCGTTGACCGATTCCGGCGAGCCTGCCGCCTGAGCGATTGTAGCCGCGCCGACCGTCTGTTCCACCGCAGCGCCGAATTGCGCCACATCGTCGTCCGTCACCTGCTCCGCAGTGACGTTCAGCCCCTTACTGTTGAGGTATTGGGCTATTTTTGCCTTGTCTGCCGCCATTGTTTTCCCCTTGAGTTTTGGCTTGGTTAGCCATGCTTGCCCGTAATGCCAGGTTTAGTATGTAACGCTTATCAAGCGTCTTGGCCAGTTGCTCCTCGTCCGGCCCCACGCCCGCCCCGCGAATGAAATCACTGGGCATCAAACAGCCCGGATTATTAGCCGCCACCAGCGACAGTTGCATCATCCGGCGTTCAAAGTCCTGCTTGCTCTGTTCGGTCGCGTAATGCCCTTCGCCGACGCGAATATCGAACTCTTCCACCTCTTTCAAGCCCTGAATCATCTCCATCGTCAACTGCGTCTCTTCGGGCTTGCCATCTTTGCCCGCCGCCCGTAACATCTGCGGCGCATTGGTATGCTTCACCCAGCGTTCTAATATCGCGTGTGCCAGCGGCCCACCCTTCTGCGCATCCAACACCTCCAGCATCGGGAAGACTGTAACTTGGCTTTCCTCGCGGAGTTGCTTGCGATAAACGCCGCTCTCCCCACTGCTTTCCGCCCCACCGTAAGGCTGGGCCTTAAGAGCCATCGTCACTTCAAGGTCTTCTGCCGCCGCCTGTTGCATTGCCAGCAACCCTTGCGCGGGAGGCGTTGCCGACCGCTTGACGGGTTCGCGGGTTCCCTTAACGTCATACCAGAGGTGCGCATGAGCGCCATCGCTGTTCAGCCTCTTTGTCAACTCCGGGTCATCAAACACATACCCGCCTCCCCTCAACTCCCGCTGCACATACTCGTTGTTGTTCGTCGCGTTCAGATTGTAGAGTCTCTGCGGCGAAATCCCGCCGTAAATGAACGAACTCACATCCCCGAACCGCTGGCCCGCCCAACCGCTCATATATGGCACATACGGATACCACGAGTAGTCTTCAATCTCTTCCGACAGCACCGTATTCCGATAGGGCATGAAACAGGTCTTTTTCATGTTCGTCAGCGTCTTGGGCGCAATCACGTAGCCCCAATGCGCCTCCATCCAAGCCCTTCCCTCCGACAGCGGCAATGTCCAATCCCCCACCTCGCGCCCGTCAGGAGACTTGATGATAAACTTCTGCGTCTCCTCGCGCTCGTAAAGCTCTATCACCGCGTAAAGGTCGTTCTGCCGATCAATGAGCTTGTTTTCGCCGGTCAGAATGCTCCGGTATTGCTGAGACAGATTGCTCCACCATTCGTCAAACTCGATATTGGTGAACTCCACCTCTGCCTTCGGCCAACGTTTCACAACCTGCTTCGCCCTCATCCAGCGCCGACGCGCTACCCACCCGCAATTCGTCAAGTCCAGCATCGTCGCGTTCGGGTCGAACACCACGTCGCCCGGCTCTACACGCTCTATCACCATCCGACCTTTGAATGGATTGAAATATGTGAGCCAGCAACCCATCCCCACCAACCCGTCCCTGAACACCAGCGAGTCTATTTCCGTCTGGTTGTTCACGTATCCGACGTGCTTCAACCCGCGATACGCTATATCCGCCATTTGCGGGTCACTCATGCCGTCCACGCCCACAACCTCCACCCGCGACCGCGCCATCCGCTGCAAACCCATCATGTGCCAGCAATAAGTGCGGAGACGGTTGCTGTTCAAGGGAACACGCGCCTGACGCGTAAATAGATCGTTCTCATCCGCCGACCACGGCTGATCGTCCAAAAAGCGTTGACAAAGAGCATGACGGGCAAACTGCGCCAGATTCTGTGTGTAGCCGAAGTCCCACGTCAGCGTGAGCTTCTGAACGATCCCCTGTTCGCTCAACCGGGAGTTTGCAATCTCCCCCGCGCTTCGAACAAGCCCGCTATCGTCCTGTAATCTTAGTCCGCCTGCTACCATGCGTAGTTAATTTCCCTTGTTTCTGTCGCCACAGACGGCCTGACAAACTCGTCCTGTCTCCCCCGCTTGCGAAAGTCCTCGCGCTCTACAAATCGCGGCCTCGCCATGTCCTTGTAACGGTCGCAATCAGGATAGTCCTTGAACTCCTCCTCCGGTCTCTCTGCTTTGGACTTGCCGTCGGCATTTGAGTCCTTTTCCGTCCGGTAATTCTCATTTGCATAGATGGAGTTTTCACAATCCTCATGGTAAAGCTCCATCGGCCTGCCCGTCAGCCGGTTCAACGTCTCCATCCGGTCATTTATCCGGCGCTCCCCCGATTCAATACTGCCTATATCGTCCTTGTCGGGCGAAACCAACCTGAAACGCCGCCCCGTCCACCCCAATTTCGACAGGCTTTCATTGAATAGCCCGACAGTATTCTGACTCGCATCTTTGGGGGTTACCGCTCCGGCTCTGGGATCAGCCACCATGTCCTCTACCGGCAAATTTATAAGCCTGAGCGCCGTTATTAGCGACGAACAAGTCTCCTCTGTGTGCTGACCGCCTCGAATCGTGTGATACCGCTGTCCCTTCCACTTCCCGACATAGAAACTCGGCAAATCTATCAGGCAGACGTGCGTTCCGTCCGGCAGTATGCACCATATTTGCAGGCAATCCGGCCTCGCCCCATGAGGATCAAGCGCAACATACAGACTTCCCTCTTTCGGGTACCGCCCTCCCCACATATTCCAGCACTCATCACGCCGGATAACATGCGTTTCGCGCCGAAAGCCCGGAAATATCCGCCTATGCGTAAAGAGCCATTCGCCCCACTCACGCGCCAGCCGTTCAGCGCCATGAAATTGCCCCAAATAAGCCAGAATCTCGATGCGGGACTTCCACCCGCCATTGCACATACACCCATCCGGATGCGCCTCCAGCGCCAGTAACGGGTTCGCCCCCAACCGAACCAGCGTCTCTCTGTCCACACCCGCCAGACACGCACAGTTCAACCAAATCGGCATATTGTAAAGAGCCGTATTCGACTTGTCGGCCCCCTCAAACTCCTCGCGGAGATGCGAACTCGCCCCCAACGGCGTGAAAAAGTAGTATTCCCGGCGCACCTTGCCACGAAGTCTCGACCGAACCCCACTCTGTATCTTCAGCGGTGGCGGTTCGTCAAATATCGCCACGTCTATCTCCGGCCCCTCTATCGAATCCGGGTCTTTGTCCCAGCTTATGAACCGGATCGTCGAGCCGTTACGCCCCTCCCATAACTTGTCGCAGCCCCAACTCGACTCCGCGATTGACCGCTCGATATACCCGCGTGGCATATACTTCCGCAGTCTCGGCTGCATCGCCCCCGCGAACACCAACGGCTCGCTGATACACCAGATATTGAGCGGCTCGTCCCTGTAAAGCCCTTCAATCGGATACTCACCGCTGAATATCCCGCCACCTATCATCCCCCCCAATTCACTCTTGCCACTCCAGTTTCCCCCAACGACCGCGACCGTCCGCCGCGTCTCGCGCAATACCTGCCCCTGAACCCTGTGCCACGCCGCATAACGCAACGGATGGTCAGCCATGTCATGAGCTATCTCACGGTCAGAAGCATCCGCCTCATTCAGTCGCCCTTGAGAGCTTGGCACGTTTGATCACCTCCAATTTCGACCTCAACGATGTCTCTACCTCCTCCAACGTTCGAGGCACTCCCCCACCGTCATCATGCAAGTCAATCTGCTGCTTGTCCGGCGCATTCAAGCCCCTATGCTTGCTTATCCGGTCAGCCGCCTTCAACGTCACCTCCGCAAAGCGTGGGTCTTTCGTGGACTTGAACTCCTTATGGCAAGTGGTCAAGACATTAATCTCGATCTCGATCACCTGAGCGTCAAGTTTGTTCAGCGCAGTCTTGCGAACGTCAGCCATTACAGAGCGCCACCCGCGCCCAATACGACCGTTGCGGGAGTCGCCTGCCCGCTTATGAGCGGACGCCAGAGAAGATTCCAGCGGCTCAATCCGCCCGTATTGGCGGTTGTCACAATCTCATAGCCAATGTCGAGCGAGCGGCTGATGCCGTGAAACACAGCCGAACCAGCGTTGCCATTCAGCGAGAGTGACAACCCGCCCGATGCCGGAACAGTCGGCGCGGCGGTGGCGACGAGAAACACAACCTGCTCTCCCGCATCCCACTCGTCAGAGTCAAAGCTCATCAAGACGGTCGTTGCGCCCCCGACAGCGGTTGTTGCAACCTCAACACGGAATGTGTCTGAAGCGCCGCCGGATGTGATGTTAACGGAGTCAGTAATCATCAACCAGAACTCAACGTCACCCGTCACATTGAACACCTCATGCGTTCCGGTGGTATTCCATGTGGAGTTTGAATGGTCAAGGGTCGTTGCAAGCCCCTGCGGAGCAGTGGCGTCAAGCAATGCCGCAACCTTCCGCAGCGAGTCGGCAATGAACTGAATATCCTCGTAAAGACTCACACCAGCCGCAGGGAATACCCCCGTCAGCGTAGTCGGTATGCCGTTCGGCCCCATCAACATCTCCGAAGCCGCCGTCCACTGTATCTCATACTGGTCATTAACCGTCGGGGACAGCGTGTTGGTCGTCGGGGCAGTGAACGTCACCGTCCCCGTCGCAGCCGTGAAGCTCGCTACTGTGGCTATACGACCTTCCTCTGAACCAGCCTGATCATGGATACATTTGATCGTCGCGCCCGCCTGAATTATGTCGTCAATCCCGATCAACTCAGGGAATATCGCTGTGGTAGCAGAACCACTCAACACCGTCCCCCGGTAAAACTGCTGCGGATTCGGGTTGATAACGTCCATCGGGACGATCTGAACAATGTCCCCCGCATCAATCACGTCCGTCGAACCACCCACGTCGAAGCCCGGCTCGTAAATCACAACGCCCGTTGCCGACAGCGAACGAATCGCCCGGTATTGACCGACAAGTTCAGCGTCAGCCGCATCGTCAGCCGCCGCGAACTTCAGGTAATACCGCGATGCAGTTGTTCCCGACGCAAGACCGGAGAATAGTGTAGTGTTCAGGTCGGAGAAGGCTGACACCGTTATTGTATCCGCATCAGTCGGATCAACGACGCTGTTCGCGCCGGAGGCCGTAGTCACCACCCCCGTAGCGACCGCCCCACCCGACTTCCCGAACTCCAGATTAGCAGCCTCAGCCCCGAAGACGATGTAGCCCCAATCGCCTATCGCGTAGTTCGCGCCAGCATTTGCCGTTGTGAACGTCCCCGTCGAATTGACGAAATCCGTAATGTCCACCAGCTTCGGAGTCGTCACCGACGCGCACTTCACCCAGTAGATGCTGAACCCAGCATTGCAGAAGTCGTCGCGGTTCGCGTTCTTGTAACGCTCCGCCGCAAACTGCGTCCCGGCAGAAAGATTGCCGGTGATGCGAACCACCTGCAAGCCCGACGTGTTAACCCCGTAGATGTCAGAGCCATACAGCGTCCCCAGCTTGGCAAGATCGCTCGGAGCCTGCGAATAAGCCGAGCCAAAGCCCAGCAGCGCGGCCAGTAAGAAGGTTGTGAATTTCATTTGAGGAACCCTTGGTTTGAGTTGAAAATCAAGGGCAAGTAAGGAAGGAACTGCCTCAATCCCAAAAGGATTGAGACGGGGAGAGACTAACTGATATGGCTTTTATTTCATGGCAAGCTCGCCGTCAATCTGCGTGTAGAACCGCACAATATCCCGATACCTAAAGCGTTTCGGGGCGTTAAAGTGAGCGAGCGGCGGGGGGAATCCCGGCCTATTTCGATCCCGTTTGACCGTTGCAAGGCTGATCCCATACTTTCGGGCAATCTGAAGCATGGTCAGGTGCTGGGGCTTGGTCAATTCAGCCCCTCCCCCTCGCTCGTCACCGTGATAGTCAGTATCCCCTTCCGGTCAGGACTCGGAACAGGAAACTCCATCGTCCGCGCCGTCTCCGCCCCGGTCAGCCAGCTAAACAGCCGCTCCTCGCACTCAACTTCCACCAACCGACGGCCCTTTCTATCTGGCCTCCCATACATCTTCACCGCCGTGTGCCAGACCACCCGGCCCGCCTTGTCGCGCCATCGCCCCAACGCCGTCGTTCGCCCGGAATCGTCAGACTTATACTCAACCTTGAGTGTCAAGTCCGACACCTCTGCACTCTCTACCCCGCATTTCCAGTTCACCCAGCCTCCGTTTGGTTTGTCTTGCCCCACCGCCTATTGATCTCTGTCCGGGATAGCCACACGATGGCCACAGGCACCCCCCTCTCCATCCAGAACCGATCATTGAACCGCTGGAACGCCTTATCGGCCTTCTTCCGCCGCCGCCTATTCACTTCCCCTCCAAATACGCAGTCAGGGCGGCGCGGAGTTCCTCGTCAAACGAGTTTGGATAGACGACGTAGTGGCGGAGACACTGCCCCTTCACCACCGCCATCAGCCCGTCAACCGTCCCAGCATGCTCGCGCTTCGCCTGCGCGCGCCGCCAGATAACGGGGCCAGCCCCATTCCCCACCCCTTGGTGACCGGCAGCTCGCTCTGCCAACCCGCTCGGAGTCGCGGCGAACTCATGCTCCCCAGTCCGCTTAAACTCCCAGCCATCTGGCAGCGTTATTGTGCCGTCGGGCGAAAGACTGCACCGCTCTATCGGTATGCCCCTGAGTATGTCGCCAGCCTTTGGTGCATCCCCTCCCCCAACCGTCGCACGTCCGGCATCTTCGGGACAGTTCACCCCCCCTCCTGCGCTTGGTCGAGAGGGCGAAGCCTCCATGAGGAGAATCGAGGCATGATGGAAAACCACCCCGCCTCGAAAAGCCTGAAAAGCTCCAAAAACTCCACTTTCCCTCCGTGTTTACCCCCCAAATACCGGATCCGGCTGCAAACCCCCACAAACATTGACTCTCTCATTCCAACCCGTTGATTGTCAACGCTGTCGAGTTGCAGGCACGTTCAACCCCTCACCAGCCGCTCCACCTCCGACCTGCCGGCGGCTGACCGTAGCCACACCTTCAGGGTGGTCACCTTCCACCAACGCTTACCCATGTAGCCGATAAAGTCCGGCTCCGGCAGGCACTCCGGAACCTGCACCCCAAATATCGGCTGCAAGTGACGCTTCGTCACCATCACATCCGCGCCACGTATCCAGCCCACTCTTCGCTGAATCTCATCACCAAGCCTGGCTCGCTTCATCAACCGCCTCAACACTATGCGCTTTATGCGACAATCGCCCGTGCCGTCTTTGATCGGCCAACAACCTTCAGGAAGATCCGCATCCTTCAGAAAGCTCATGCAGACACCACGTATCTACATTGTAGACACGTATACACATTGTAGATACCCAGTCGCGTGTTCATTAGAAGGCGGATTTGCGATTTAGTGGCTGTAGCATTGTCATGAGGGTCCCTTACGGCGTCGGCTAAGATCAGCCGCGCAAGGAATTGGGGTAATGGGCCCCCTACCCCCATCGGAGTCTGTTCTGCCCGTCGCGCCTGCCCGTTTCGGCTTGGGGCGGCTTAGTTGATCCGGCCCCGTGCGTGTGTTGTCATAGTCCACGAGGGCGGGGTTGCTGGGGCTGTTGGCCCCGATCCGGCTCCTCGGCGGCGGGAGTGTTGCACGGGTAAGTATACAACATCTTTCGCGCGTTGTCAAGTTCTTTGACAACATTTTGGGTAATGGGCTAATTCGAACTTTGACACCACTCTTGGAGAAGGCAAGGGCAGATGGCAAGCTAAAATCCAAGTCGAGAGACCTTGAGGGTTCTGCGCGATCAGTTGTGAAGCAACTGCTGAAGCGGGAGTGGTTGAGTGGGCGTGGCCCGTTGAGGGATCGTGAGTATAAGCCGAGCCCGAAGTTCTACGCTGAGAGTATGCCGGGAGCGCAACCGGCTGAGTAAGCGCAAAAAACCACGAGGGGCTGTCCCTCCTGCAAGAGTAACGACAGCCCCTCACTAACCAAAAAGGGAGATCAATGGGTGATCTTCATCAAACCCTGGAGCTTTTTTGGCTCCAGACTCCTTCCTCGGTTTGCTTGTACAAGATACAACTCTTCACCGGAGTTGTCAAGCCTTCAGCCAACATTTTGGAGCGATTGGAGCGAAAAGACCCGGATCCGATTATTCTTGGCAGAACGCGGATCCGGGTCTTGAACCGGGAAACAAGTGGGGGTGCTTGGAGGAGCTAAGGCCTCATCAACCGACGGCTCAGGGGTTCAATTCCCCTCACCTCCACTGCGTTTTCCATTAACCCATGAGGAGAATCGAGGCATGAATGATCACGCCAAAATTCCAAGAGGGCTTATCCATAAATTTAACCTATGGGCTCGCCTATGTCAAGCCCAATACGACATTTTGGGGGCTGGGCGAAAACATCTTCAGTTGTCAACGGCTGAGAATCTTGGCATGATAGTTGCTATGGGGGGGGAGGCGGGCCGAACGTTCCCGGGACACGCCGGGGGGGGATTTGGGGTGTGCAAGGGGTGTTTCAAGTTATTTTGCCTCAAGGCGAAAATACCCGCAACCGCCGATGGATAGGGCGCTCGCGGGCCGTGGTTGGTGATAATTTCTGCCAATAAGCGGGGAGGGGCTTGACATTCACTTGACAGGATATTATCTTGATGGGTGAAGTCACAAACAGCCGGGCGTTTTCTATTATCGCCCCGTTCCCTCAGGACACACGCACCGGCTTGTGACTTCAACCTGAAGGGGACGGGGCGAATTTATTCTGGAGAGAGACAATGACAAGATTCGATATAATCGGCGGCGCAGTTGAGCCGCTTGAGACAATCATCATTGAGGTTGACCTGCGCCTCGTGGATTCGCCCTCACCGATTGCCTTCACCGCCGGGCAATTCGACCGCAAGCTTGGGAGGGCAATGCCAACCGATTACGAATTATCGGCTGAGTATGTCCGGGGATACAACTCCGCCTCATAACTTCCCGCCTTGCCGGGCGGCGTTAAAGCCCGGCGCGTCTATCGGTGAAGCCGATACTGAAGAGGCCGCAGAACAGGCCGAAACGCAAAGGAGAGAGACAATGGACAAATTGAGATATTTGGGTGAGGGCGAGGGCGCGGCGGTGCAGGCTGAGCGCGGCGAGGCAGTTGTTGAAGTTTTCACCCCGGCGGACGGGCTGAAGGTGCGGGTTTATGGTTACACTCCCGCCGGAAAATACGCCGACATACTTCTTGGGGCTCGCGGCGAACTCATCGCGTTCTGGGGTTACGATTCCGATCTACTGGACGAGGGGGTTCTATTCGGTCAGACCATCCGCTTCGAGGAGTCAAGCTCCGCCTCGTAAGTCTCTCTACGGGGCAACGGCCTGAAGGGTGAAGCCGTTCAACTCGGCAACAGGCCGCAAGGGGGGGCGCATACCTGAGCGCAATTTCAGGGAGTTCAGACCGCATTCCCGCAAAATGGAATATCAACTCGCAACCACAGAGGCGTAAGTGAACGACGAGACCTGGCAGGTTGACTTCTATGAGTTCAAGTTCAAGACCTTGCTTGGAAGGCGGCTTGCGGCGGCGTGGTATCGCGGGAGGTGCAAGTAATGGCTTGCTACTATTGCGGCTATCCAACAAAGGGACATTTGGACGTGACAAAATACACCTTCACGACCAACAGCGGCAAATACAAGACCGTCAAAGCGCATCGGGACTGCCTGGAGCGCCACGTTGCGGCGTCAAAGTATCTGACGGAACTCAAGGATAAGGGCTGGATTTGTAATCCATCGTTCCGCGAGTTCGCGGGAGTTGACTTATGACAACCAAGCAACTCGCCGGGGAAATGGAATCGCGGCTCACCTTCGGCCTTCATTTCACCATCCAATTCGCGCTCTACATGAGGCGCGTTTCAGAGGAACGACAGGCCAAAGGGCAACATGGTTTCGACCGCTGGCCGGTTGACCTTGAGGAATACCAGCAGAGGCTTTGCGGAGTCCATGTTGACCTGTCTCAAGGCTTGCATGTTGTCAACTGGACACTCAAGCAGTATGGACTCCCATCCGATATTCAGAAGGCAGTCGAGCGCATCATTGAAGCCACCAACTTGGCTGGAGTCCATGAGAAACACTTTGAGACGCTCTGGACGCGGCTTGATCCAAAGTATTATATTCGCATGAGAGGCCGTCACAAACCACGCGCCACAAAGGCAAAGGCCGCTCAACATTAAAGGGGGACGCGCACACCTGAGCGCAATTTCAGGGAGTTCAGATGGGAGAGACAGACGTGGAACAATGGGAGATCGAATTGAAGGCTAACGTAGCTCAAGCGCTTCAATTTGAGGCGGCAGTTGCTTATGTTGCGGCCAACTATGAGAGCCTCAAGGTAATTCAACTTACGGCAGAGCGAGAGGGGCGCTTTGGGCGATTCCTCAAAGACCGCGCCCCGCTATTCGTAGATAGCGCCCCCGACATGGACGCGGAAACCATCGCCTTTGAGGTGAACCGCCTCATCGTCGCTGAGTTCGGGCGGCCAACGGGGATCATATTCAACGGCGTTCAACTCTAACCAAAGGGCATTAGGAGTCTAACAATGACAACTGGAAAGCGTTACGCTCTGTGCGAGGACGAAATTACCATTGGCGGCGTTCAAATTCCATGCGCTGTACTGGACGACGAGACCCGTGTACTCACCAGCAAAGGCTATCTACAAGCCTTAAACCGCCCATGGAAAGGAACTTACGCTTACGAAAAGCTCCCATCGTTCGTAAGTGCCCCAAACCTTGAGCCGTTTATTGACAGCGACTTAAGGCGTGTACTTATCCCCGTCGAATACGAGAACCTGAGGGGGCAAAAGGTCAGCGGCTTTCGTGCCGATTCACTCCCTCGCGTTGTGGCAGTACCATCCGTTCAATCCGCGCCGCCCTGCCCTCGTTGGCCGCCTCACGAACGACCTCGTCTATATGCGCCTTGCACCGGGCGTATTAGAGGAGCTAAAGCAGCGCGAGCCAAGAATCCCAGCAACAGGAAGGCGCAAGCACAAGCTATTGCGGATCATGGCCGCGCCGATTGTAATCCCAAAACATAAGAAGGCAAAATGACATTCTCATCACAACTCATCAAGCTCCATGCTTGCGCC